CCCGTTCACTACAAACGGTTCAAGATGGCCGATGACTTGCAGCGCAGCGCTTTGTACCTGCAAATGAACCAGGCCGGGAAGCTCTCCGACAAGTCCTTGCTCGAGGACATGGACTGGGACGCTCGGAAGGAGCGCGAGCTCATCTCCGTCGAGCAGAAGATGGTGTTGGAGAACCAACGCAGCCAGGCACTAGCTCAAGCGGGCATCCAAGGGGAGGCTCAGCTCGTGCAGGTGAAGTACCAAGGCCGGGCTCAGAAGATCATGATGGAGCAGCAGGCTCAGCCGATGCCTCCACAGGACGCTCAAGCACTACAGCAGGGCGGTATGCAAGCAGCCGGTCAGCCTGGTGCTGCGAGTCCTACTGCTGTGGGTGCCCAGATGAACGCCGAGATGGGGCAGATGAACCAGATGGGCCAGGTACCGCCTATGGACATGTCTGCCATGCAGCAAGGTGGTGGAGGCGGCGCCGGCGGCGAAGGGCCAGCACCCGCTACGGCCGGTGGGGAGTCTCAACTACAACCAGGACAGGCTGGTCAGACCGATGTGTTCGCTGTGGCCCAGCAGGTGGTCGGTTGGCTCAATCAGCTTCCAGAGCATGAGAAGAACGCCAACTTGGTGCAGATGCAGCAGAACAACCCCCAGCTCTACTCGTTGGTGCTTCAGCTCCTGCAGCAGACGCGAGGCTCAAACGTCAACTCGGCAGCTCTTCCGCTGCCTGAACAGCGACCCCCGATGAGAGGCGCAGAAGCAGCGATGGTGTAGCATGCCGTTCAAGAGCCAAGCCCAGCGAAGGAAGTTCTACGCTCTCAAAGCGCGCGGTGAAATGTCTCAGAAGACCATCGACGAGTGGCAGTCGAAGACTCCCAAGAATCTACCCGAGCGGGTGAAGCAAGCCTCCCTCGACCGAATCACCTACTTGGCTTTCCAAAATGAGCTCGAGAAGATTGCTCAAGGTGGGTTGGTCAAGACCATGATCACCCCCGTCAAGACGCTCGTCCAGAAAGCTATCGGTGGTGCAGCTCATGCAGCTCCAGCGGCAGAGCAGGCCGTGGCCCATGCCGCCCCGGCTGCGGAGCAGGTGGCAGGCAGAGCTGCGAGGACAGTCCAAAGAGCAGGTGAAGCAGCCAAGGACTTCTCTTTGGCTGGAGAGAAGGCGATAGCAGGTGCATCTCCCTCTGCCATCAAGAGCACTGGCGGAGTAGCCAGCGCGGGCAACATTCAGAAGACCTTGCAAGAGGCAGATCGAGTGCAGAGGGCTCAGAGATGGACGGCTGCGGCGCGGGAAGCCAGAGTCAACAAGGCTCTTCAAGAGGGCGTACTGGATCCGAAGGTCCACAGTGTTGGGGAGTTCATGCGTACGGGTCAGGTCACTCCAAAGAAGATAGTGTCGGCTCCGATTCCTCGACCAGAGGCTACCGCTACTGGCGTCAGCACTCTTCCTGAAACAGTCGTCGGCAAGCACAAAGCACTGACTGGGGCAGCACCTGCAATGCCGGGAGCGGCGCCCACGATGCCAGGCGGCATGCCTGCTATGCCGGGTGCGGCTCCGGCTGCTCCGGTGCAGGCCGGGCAAGGTGCGTGGTTCAGAGACCCGAGATTCGTCGGTGGAGGCCTCGGCTTGGGCGGCCTCGGCTTTGGTACTGGGGCTCTGGCGGCGGGCTAAAAGAGAGAGCTCGTCGGCTCTCTCAGTTCTCCTTTCATAGAAGCTGTTGCAGGCGGTACTTACAGGCGGGACACACCTGTTTGTGGATGAGGTTCCACTCGGCGCGCTTCTCTTTGTCGACTTGGTCTGTGACCTTGTCTCTGAAGAAGTGCTCCCAGAGGTACGCCATCAAGCACGCGCCTGGACAATCGCACTCATCGTCACTGCATGAGCACGAGCAGAAGTGTCGCTCCTTCCCCCTTCTACGGATGACGTCGGCGTCCCCCACGACGATCTCTCCGCAGAAGTCACAACGGACGACGTTCGTTTTGCCTACCCGCATGATCGAAGCCACTCGCCGTAGTCGGGAACGTCAGTCCTCTCGATGAGCCTCCAAAGCTCTACGTTTATTTCGTCCATGCACCAGTAGTGCACGTAGCCATTTTCCTTTGGCTTGAACATCGAGAATGAGCCCTTGTTGCTGGGCTCCGAGAAGCCTCTCTCAATCAGGATTGTGCTTTCCCAATCTGGGTGGGGGTACGGCTGGATCACCTTGTTCGGCTTGTTTTTGTGGCACAGGCCGCACTGCCCATCCTTCGACAGGCGTTTCATCCTGTCGGAGAAGTTGAATCCTGGGCCATCGGCAATCGCTGGCAGCTCCGCCGCGCACTCGTGACAGATCCATTTCACGTTGTCTCTGTCTTCGAATGGCAGCGAGATGAACTGCATTCCCCACTTCCTGCGTCGGAGCGCTCCATGCTGTAGCCTGAGAGCTGCGGGTCCCATGACGGCCCCCGAGCACAGCAAGCAATGCCCCAACGGAGAGTGTGACTTCGTGCTTTTCGGCTCAGCTCGTGGCTTTGCCTTCGGCTTCTTTATTCTTGGCCTCTTGTTGGGCCTCGTCGTACTGATGGACGGTCTTCTTGAGCTCATGGATTACCCTCCGACAGAAGAACACCAGGAAGCCCAGAAGTACCAATCTCATCAATCTTTGTTCTCCGTGCGCTCTGGCTCGTAGCTGCTGCCGTTGTTGTCGGTCTGGTCATACGAGGGCTGGTTCCAGGAGTCGTCCCCTGGTGGGTCGTCGTACTGGAAAAAGCCCCCGACCATTCCTTCGGTTCCTTGCAGGTCGTCACGATACCGTTCGAGCACAGAAGTTGATGCCATTTGTTCCTCCGATTTGCCTGAGTAGTTGGACAGATTTATTGGGACCCTTCCACAGGTCTTATATCGACTTGCTACCCCGAGATTTCGGGGGGTATAGTGACCAAAAGGCTAAGACTTCCAACGCTTAGGCGGCTCTCGCGCCGCTCACGACGGTGGATGGGAGAGCAGGATGGCACACGTCGCCCCCGAAGAGGCGTTTGAACGACTCAAGCAGCGCACGTCAGAGACGATCCAGAACTACTTCCCTATTCAAGGGCGCACTCACACGCTGGAAGCGAAGAGAGTCTGGGTCGACGACACCAAAGACATCGACGACATCAGGGAGCAGAAGGACGTCAAGGTCAAAGGTCGTAGCTGGACGGTCCCCATCAGAGCCGAGCTCGAGCTCAAGGATGAGAAGGGCAAGGTGGTGGACCGACAGGTCATCAACGTCGCCCAGCTTCCCAAGATCACACGGCGCTACAGCTACATCGTCAACGGCAACGAGTGGCAGGTGAACAACCTGTTCCGGTTGAAGTCTGGCGTCTACACCCGACAGCGGAAGAACGGAGAGCTCACGTCCCAGTGGAACTTGGCGAAGGGCCAGAACTTCCACATGGACTTCAGCCCGAAGACCAAGAAGATGACCTTGCGTTTTGGGGAAGCGAACATTCCCCTCTACCCAGTGCTCAAAACGCTGGGGGTGGACGACGACACCATCGAGAGGTCGTGGGGTAAGGACATCCTCGACGCCAACAAGAAGGGGAAGGAGGACGTTGCCCTTCGTAGGTTCTACCGCGCGATGCGCGGCTCTACTCCTGACACGCTGGACCAAGCTCGGCAGGCTATCCAGGAGAAGTTCGACAACACGGTCTTGCGCCCTGACTCCACCAACCTGACGTTGGGCAAGCCGTACGAGACCGTGACCGGAGCTGCTTTGGTCGACGGCTCCAGCAAGATCCTGAGAGTGTCTCGCCAAGAAGAGGAACCAGACGACCACAACCAGCTTCAGTTCAAAGAGCTCCACTCTGCCGAGGACCTCATCAATGAGCGCCTCGACAAGTGGAAGGTGCAGAAGGACGTCAAGAGGAAGATCACCAACACCATCGACAAGCATACCAAGGTCAAGAACATCATCAGTCCTGACATCTTTGGGAAGCCTCTGCGTCAGTTCTTCGTGAGCTCGGTGCTCAGTGAGAACCCAGAGCAGACCAACCCAGTGAGCTTCATTGCGGGGAATCGAAAGACCACCTTGGTCGCCCCAGGCGAAGGTGGCATCGGCTCGGCCCACCAGATCACTCTGGAGGCTCAGTCCATCAACCCCAGCCACCTTGGCTTTCTCGATCCCATTCAGACACCGGAGTCAGATCGTATCGGCGTGACGCTGCAGCTCGCTTCCCACATCGAGAAGGACGGCCACGATCTGAAGATGCCGGTCTTCAATGTGAAGACGGGCAAGCGGGACAAGATCACTCCTTACGAGGCCCTCAAATCGAACCTCGCATTCCCTGACCAGTACAACTGGGTGGGTGGCAAACCGACCCCGGTGAAGAAGACGGTCAAGGTTTCAGACCCGGACGGTACCGTGACGGTAGTGAAGCCTTCCGATGTGGACTACGTCATCGGCTCGAGCAAAGGGATGTTCGACCTTGCCGCGAACATGATCCCGTTCCTTCAGAACAACCAGGGCAACCGCACCATGGTGGCTTCCCGCCAGCTCGAGCAGGCGTTGTCCCTGAGAGACCGAGAAGCCCCCTTGGTGCAGACTCGGTCAGACAACCCCCGCCGTACCTTCGAGCAGGGCATTGGTGCCTTCGTTGGTCACGTATCTCACGTGGACGGGGTCGTAGAGAAGGTCAAGAACGACGGCGTCATCATCAAGGACAGGGATGGCAAGCGCCACGAGGTTCAGATCTACGACGACTTCCCCCTCAACGATGACAAGAGCGTCCTCAACTCAACGCCCCTGGTAAAGGTCGGAGACCCAGTGAAGAAGGGGCAGACAGTTGCCGACACAAACTTCACCCGTGGTGGGACGTTGGCCTTGGGAACCAATCTGAACGTCGCCTACATGCCCTACAAGGGGTACAACTTCGAGGATGGCATCGTGGTCTCCGAGTCGGCCGCGAAGAAGCTCACGTCGGAGCACATGTATCGGGAGTCCGTGTCGGCCGAGAAGGCAATCAAGCTCGACAAAAAGAAGTTCCTCTCCTACATGGCTGGGAAGGTCACGCAGGACCAGGCCGACAAGCTCGATGAGCACGGGGTCATTCAGGAGGGGCAGACTGTCTACAAGGATGACATTCTTCTTGGCCTGTTGAAGGAGGAAGGAGTCACCCAGGACGAGCAGAAGCTCGGACTCTTCTCAAAAGGATTCATCCGTCCGTGGAAGCCCCGTGAAGTACGTTGGGACAAGGATGTCCCAGGCCGCGTCACAAAGGTGGTGCGGCACGGCAAGAAGACTACGGTCTATGTGCGCGCGGACGCCCCCGCTACCGTGGGTGACAAGATCGTCGGTCGCCATGGAAACAAGGGCATCATCACCAACGTCCTGCCGGATCATGAGATGCCCCAAAAGGCAGACGGAACCCCAGTGGACGTGCTGCTCAACCCCACGGGAGTGCCTACTCGAATCAACCTCGGTCAGGTATTGGAGACCGCGGCGGGCAAGATCGCGCAGAAGACAGGCAAACCGTACATCGTCAACAACTTCGACCCGAACAACCCTGACTACACCAGGAAGCTGAAGTCAGAGCTCCAAGCGCACAACATCTCTGACACTGAGGACCTCTTCGACCCCATCACCAAGAGGAAGTTCCCGAACGTATTGACGGGGCCGCAGTACATCCTGAAGCTCCACCACACGGCGGAGAAGGGCCTGTCCACTCGCTCTCGGGATGCCTACGATTCGAACATGCTTCCCCAGAAGGGAGGGCCGAAGGGCGGGCAGACGATGGACGCCATGGGCCTGTACGCAATGCTCGCTCACGATGCTCGAGAGAACATCCGTGAGATGCAGACGTACAAGAGCGACATGAACGACCAGTTCTGGGCTCAGATCCAGGCAGGTGATCCTATCCCAGCTCCAAAGGCCCCCTTCGTCTTCAAGAAGTTCGAGGGCTACATGAAGGGTATGGGCCTCGACATTCGGAAGGAAGGCAACGAACTCATCCTTCAGCCGCTCACGGACAAGAAGGTGTTGGAGATGAGCAACGGCCCCCTGGCTGATGCTGGCCGAGCACTGCGAGCGAAGGATGCGAAAGAAGAAGCGGGAGGTATCTTCGACCCCAAAGTCACTGGAGGAGTGAAGGGGAAGAAGTGGTCTCACATAGCTCTTCCGGAGCGCATGCCCAACCCAGTCTTCGAAGCGCCAGTGACAGCCCTGCTAGGGCTCAACCAGAACAGCTACCGAAAGGTGGTGACTGGGGAACAAGAGCTCGATGGGAAGACAGGGCCGACAGCAATCGTGTCTGCTTTGAGAGGTCTCGACACAGCGAAGATGAAGTCCGAGCTCGAAGCTGAGATCCCAAACCTCAGAACGACTAAGCTGAACAAGGCCAACCGGAAGCTGAAGTACATCCGCGCGCTCGAGCGGGCAGAGATGGACCCCAAAGAAGCGTACACAATGAAGTACCTTCCTGTGTTGCCTCCTCAGTTCAGGCCGATCACCATCCTCGACAGTGGCGACATCAACTACGACGACGTCAACCGGCTCTACAATCACATCGGTCAGATCAAGCTGAAGTTCGACGACTTCGACCCGGCGCTACCTCCAGAGGAGAAGCTGCCGCTGCAGACGTCCCTCTACGACGGCCTCAAGGCGGTGACTCTCACGGGTCAGGTGCATCAAGGTCGGCATCGGAATGCCATCATTCAGACTATCGCAAGCGCCCAAGACCAACAGCCGAAGGAAGGGTTCTTCCAAGACAAGATCATTGGCCGGCGGCAGGACTTGTCCCTGCGCAGCGTCATCATCCCGGAGCCGTCTCTCAGTCTGGACGAGGTAGGGATCCCTCGGAAAGCTGCGACAGAGCTCTACAAGCCGTTCGTCGTTCGCAAGTTGACTCAGATGGGTCACCGACCGTTGGAAGCGCAGGACATGGTCAAGAAGAACCACCCTGCTGCTGCTGATGCTCTGGCAGCCGTGCTCGATGAGCGCCCGCTGCTACTCAAGCGCGACCCAGTCCTCCACAAGTTCGGAGTCCAGGCTTTCAAGCCGAAGCTGGTAGAGGGAAAGGCCGTCAAGATTCACCCGCTCGCTACCGCTGGGTACAACGCTGACTTCGACGGCGACAAGATGAGTGCGTTCGTACCAGTGAGCCCAAAGGCTGTGAAGGAAGCGTACAAGATGCTTCCTTCCAACAACCTGTTCAACCCATCGACTGGATTCCTGATGTCGAAGCCGACGCAGGAGTCCATGATGGGGCTCTACAAGATGAGCGAGTTTGGGAAGAAGACCAACAAGAAGTTCAGCTCGCCGGCGGAGGCAGCTCGGGCTGTGAAGGATGGGGACATCGACATGAACTCCATCATCAGCCTGGACAACCTGGATGAGGGAGATCTCTTCAAGGACCTGGTGAAGCAGGCGGCGCCGCTTCAGACCACTGTTGGCCGGCTCATGCTCTACCAGTCTTTGCCTGAAGACCTTCGGGACAAGCGCCTGCTCACAGACCCGGCGTACGTGATGAACAAGGGCAACTTGTACGGCTTGCTCACTGACGTAGCTAAGAAGTCCCCTGGGGATTTCGGTACCGTCTCCGACAAGTTCAAAGACATCGGGAACGAGTACGCCACTGGCCTATCCATTGGGCTCGACGACTTTGTGTCTGACGCGAGCTTCAGGGATAGCGTGCTGAGAGATGCCGCTCGAGCAGAGTCCACCGTCAGGTCCAAGAACATCTCTGTCCAAAAGAAGAAGGACAAGATTGTGGACATCTACGTGGGCGCCTCGGAGAAGATCACGAAGGAGACCAAGAAGCGCGCGGACGCTCAGCAGAATCGGATGTACGACTGGGTTCGGTCCGGAGCTCGAGGAAGTTGGGACCAGTTCAAGCAGATGACAGTCGCTCCTATGCTGGTAGCCGACTCGAAGGGAGAACCAGTACCGATTCCGATTCCGAAGTCCTACTCAGAGGGGCTGGACATCGGGTCGTACTTCGCGTCCATGCACGGAGCTCGGATGGGAACCATTGGTCGTGTCCAAGGCACCCAAGCTCCAGGAAAGATGTCGAAGCAGCTCATCAACACCACCATGAATCAGATGGTGGTCTCCGACGACTGCGGCACTACAAAAGGTGTGGTCCTTCCCGCTGACAGCAGAGATGTGCTTGACAGGTTCACCACTCGGGACGTGCGACTAGGAACCAAGGGAGGCCAGGACAAGGGTGTCATCCCTGCGGGTACTTTGGTGACCCCAGACGTCGTGAACAGGCTCAAGAACAACAAGGTGGCGAAGATCGAGGTTCGGTCACCGTTGAAGTGCGCTCACGGCAAGGGCCTCTGCGCCAAGTGCTACGGCATCAACGAAAACGGGAAGCTCCATTCACCGGGGGCAAATCTTGGAGTGATAGCCGCCCAGGCTCTTGGTGAGCCGGCTACGCAGCTTGCCATGAACGCCTTCCATACTGGAGGTGTGGTAGGAGCGAAGGGTACTCAGGCTACCGGCATGTTCCAGCGGCTCGAGCAGCTTCTGAACGTGCCAAAGACCCTCCCTGGATCAGCCACCTTGGCTGATGTCGAAGGGACGGTGGACAAGGTGGAGAAGGACCCGGCGGGCGGGTGGAGAGTTCACGTTGCAAACCAAAGCACTACGAGGTCTCACTACGTTCCCGCAGCCCGCGCCATCACCGTCAAGAAGGGGGACCAGGTGAAGATGGGGGACTCTCTTACTGATGGACCGAAGAACCCCAGAGAGATGCTGCGGCGGACCAACATGAACGCGGTCCAGAAGTACCTCACTGATGAGATATGGAAGGCCTACGAGAGTGAGGGGCCGGTGAAGAGGCGGAACGTGGAGACGTTCGTCCGGTCCATGACGAACCTGAGCGAGATTTCGGATCCGGGAGACCACGATACCCTTTTGAGAGGAGACCGAACGCCTACATCTGAGATCGTGGCGTTCAACAGGAGCTTGACTCCCGGTAACAAGCCCATCCAATACAGGCCTGTGCTACAAGGCATCAACATGTTGCCGCTCGAGCTCCAGACGGATTGGATAGCCAGGCTTCAGAGCAGCAGACTGAAGGGTACCATCCTGGATGCTGCTTCGGAGGGTTGGAAGTCCATGCTCCACGACACCCATCCCATTCCGGCGATGGCTTATGGCAAGGAGTTTGGTAAGGGTACTCCTGAGGCACCCTGGTTGTACTGAGGACGTAGATGACCGACTTTCCAATGGGCAATCTGTCTGGCGGCCCTTCCGGGTCACAGGCTATGAGCGTCGCAGAGAGCGAGTGGCGCCCGTCCGGTATCGAGACGTGTCGGATCATCAACGTCAACATCGACGACTGGTCGGTGGACTGCATCGCGGAGTACGGAAACAAGAGGTACTTCGACCTTCAGGTGATGGCTCCCTACTTCCACTTCGCAAATGGGGAGGGCATCTACGCCCAGCCAGAGGTAGGCGCACTGTGCTGGGTCTGCACCCCCAGTGCTGGTCGCTTTGCTGCCCCGTTCGTGATGGGGTTTCAGTCTGCCCACGACGAGGACTTCGATGGTTTTCGTGGGGGTCGGCTGACACTGAACCCTGGCGACATCATGATGAGGACTCGGGATGAGAACTTCATCATCCTTCGACGCGGTGGGGTCCTCCAGATGGGGTCCACCCCAACGTGCCAGACCATGTACGTACCCATCGGCAACATGCTGCGGCATTTTTGTGAGCAGTTCGAGCTCAACACGTTTGGAGGGGAGCTCGTTTGGGACAACGCTCGGACTGACCAGACTGACAGTGGGGCGGTCCTTTCAAAGCTCCAGCTCAAACTGAAGCGGCAGGTGAACACCTCGAAGTATGACGTAGAGCTTCAAATCGGTTCCCACGGGGGCGATGATCCCACTAGACTATCCCTAGTGGTGAACGACTCTGGCCTCAAGGACAACAAGCCGGTGGCCAGCTTGGCGATCACCAATGAAGGTGACTTGGGATGGACACTGGAGAAGAGCTTCGGCCTCGAGGTCAAAGACAGCATCATCTTCTACTCCAAGGAAGGTACCATCACTGTCCTGACCGACCAGGGCGACATCAGTTTGCAGTCGGCAGCAAACATGACTCTCAAAGCCGACGGTGGAGACTTCAACGCAGAGGCTTCAGCCAATGCCACTGTCAAAGCAGGGGCGGTGGCCACCCTCGACGGGCCTACCGTGAATCTCGGAGCCAATGCTACCTCACCGATCATCAAGGGAGACCAGTTCGTCTCCTTCATGACCACTTTCATCACGCAGCTTTCAACTCTCACTTCACCCATCAGCGGGGCTCCGATTGTTGCGGCGCCTGCTTTGGCATCCCTAACTGGACAACTATCGGGACTCTTGTCTACGGTGTCGTTCACCAAGTAAGGAGCGGACCATGACCACTCAACCATTGTTTCTCGACCGCCAACTCTCCTTCGAAGGAGAGGAAAAGCTCGCGGGCATGCTCACTCGCTTGAGCGACAACACGGACAACTGGCAGCAGGAGATCACGCAGGAAGCGTATCGCCGGTTGCCTTACCTGAGCGACTTCGAAGTTCACGTCGTACTCGATTCGGTGGACGAGGAGAGAGGGTACGCCTTCGGCTCCATCGAGGTGTCACCGAAGAGCTCGATGACCGTCGAGGAGATGACCGACGCAGGGATGCAGAAGGTCCACATCCCCATCGTCATCAAGGAGCAGATGCTCAGCCCCCTCGACGTGTTCCTGTCTGGAAAGCAGTACTTCCACCTCACGGAGGCCCGACTCCGTGAATCATTGTTCCGGGCCGAGACGTTTGATGCAGCTCGCACCCGACCGTACGACCCGTCTCTGGTCAACGACCTGCAGCCTCCACTCCGTGCGGGGTACGGAGGCTTCGGCGCCGGCGGCGTGAAGATGGGCGCGGCCATGGCCGAGCTCAAGATGCTCCCGATTCTGCCCCAGCTCCACGGTCGGGTGAAGCAAGCTCACGTCGACCGCATCAAGAAGGCGATGACTGACCCTTCCATTCAGACTCAGGTCCTCACTGGGAACGAAGGAGTGAAGGCAGCTTTTGCCTCTGCGATGAGGCTCACCCCCACCGACCTGGAGAAGTCTGCAGCGGCAGTGGCCGGGAGGATTCGCCCTACTGTGGTGCAGCTCCGAAAGCTGGGGACCGAGAAGGTCTTGGTGAAGTGGGCGAACGATGAGATGTTCTCCCCTCAGGAGGAAGAGATCCCCTTCGATGCCGCGCAAGACATGCTCGGGGACGAAGACCTCACCGCTCAGCTCGAGAGTGACGGTACCGTGACCATGAGCCCGGACGCTGCGGTCAAGCAGACGCTCGAGGCTGAAGAGGTTCGGGTGGCGGACTCGTTCGGACTGTGGAAGGTGCAGCAGACCACCGGCGACACGATGATTGGTTGGGTCTTCCCGCAGCTTCTCGATCTGGACCTCAACGTCCTTCCGCTCTCATTGTTCAACAACGGTTCGCAACACGCCCTGCAGGAGAACATCGCCGGCGAAATGGCAGGCAAGTCTCTCGACATCCCGAAGGGGATTCCGAAGGGCTACGGAGCCCTCTACTACACGGACCACGGGACGGCGAAAGCCTTCGTCCCGATGACCATCAGCAGCTCGATGAGAGACCCGGGCGGGTTGAAGTTCATGGCGCAGACCGACATGGGCGACCAGGTGACGTTCTCGTTTGCCGAGGGCATCAAGAAGCCTGTCCGCGCGGGCGAGAATGAGTGGGTGCTTCCCAACTACTTCAACTGGATGCCCTTGCGTGGCAAGACCGAGCTCGTCGACCAGCCGGCTCTGTTCAGCAAGCTCGGCTCTGCCAACCGTACCGGCACCGTGGACATCGTCGGTGACAGCGCAGGCATCTACTCGTTCCGAGGCCCGGCCATCTCCAAGGTGGCTCAGCAGCACACCAAGTTCATCGACCACAATCAGGCCGTGTTCCTGGGAGTGGGACTCGGGATGACCGAGAGCTTCTGCAAGGAGGCCCTCGCCAAGGCCAAGCTCGGTGAGCGCGTCTCAGTGTCGGGTCTGAAGGTTCTCGGAAGCCTGAAGGAAAAGATGGCCGGCATTCGAGCCAACCTTCAGAAGGAGCTGTCTGAGCTCGACCCACCTATCCACAACTACTTCCTCGCCAAGGAAGCATCCGTCCTCGACGACGCCCTGACCGCGGACAAGATCCTCGGTCTGGGCTTCCTCAATGCAGAGAACGTAGCTACGTTCGTGGACCTTCTTCCTGCGCTCGAGGCGGCGTCATCAAAACTCGCAGAGCTCCTGGTCGCAGTCCGGGTGGGCCTCAAGGAGGTGCCCGAGGTGGCGGTGGAGCGCATGCTCATTGCCATGGAGGACGTCATCCGAGGTCTCAAGTCCCTGCGTCAGAAAGAACTGAAGTTCTCCAACTAGGGGCAAAGGATGCTTGGGTACTGCGGCTCTTTCGTGGACGAGCTGGAGAAGATCTCTTGGTTCGGTACGTACTACCACGGGACTTCCCCGGAAGCGGAGAAGTCCATCTTGCAAGAAGGGCTGAAGGCTAGCCACGGGGGCAAAGGTGGGGCAACAGAAGCCCTCGGCAAGGCTTTTCCAGGCAACCCTTTCTTGGAGAGGTTCCAAAAAGAGACTGCCGGCAAGGTCACGATGTCGAGGTCAAAACTCCTAGCCAAAACGTACGGTCTTTCCGGGCACCGGAATAGGATAGCGAAGGAGCTGGCTCTGGCCTACAAATCTGGCGGTGAGAAAGCTGTGGTCAAAGGGCTCCTCAAAGAGTTGGTTGGACACCAGCCTTTGGAGATTGCAGGGAAGTCATTGAAGGGGCTCACTAGGGACCCCTCTCACTTTTTCTTGGGAGTGCAGTCCGCAAAGGACATCCCCGCCTCACTGGTCAGCAAGGCGACTCCTTCCAGGTTGGGAAAGCTGCTGACGAAAGTACTGGTGAGAAAATGAGGCACCCATCCGAGTATTACATTAAGTTCCTCCTCGCTAACTCGTGGGGTGATGAGGACAATCAGGTAGATTCTACCAGCGTCAACGAGACGCTCAAGGAGACAGGTCTACCTCCTATCAGTGATGAGGTCTTCGACCGTATCCGTAGCAAGTTCGAGCCTCCAGAGACCTTTCGGTTCAACGCCAAGAACCACAAGCCCACAGTGGACTTCATGAAGGAGGAGAAGCTCTACTCTTACTGGGTCTCGAACGGAGACATGAAGCGCGTGTTCTCCGACCTGTTGGGGGACAACAACAGACTGCTTCAGCACCGAGTTCACACTATGCTGATGGGGTTCGTCCCGTCAGATGTGATCGCTGAGAAAGTGAGCAGGCAGTACCACCTGAAGGAGTCGATCACGGCGGGCATGATCGAGCACTACCGCCACTACTTCTGGAGGGTAGAGAACCTGACCGAGAAAGAGTGGATGGAGTTGCTCGACGGCCATCCTCAGTACGATCAGTACATCGCCCCGCTATTGTGCGGAGATCAGCAGGGGCTGTTCCGCGCGGGGTTCAACCCAAAGTACGACTACAAACTGGGACTGCGAGACACCCACCGGCAGGTGGTGTTTCGGATCCAGTACATGGCCTTCAAGCCAGACGACAAGAAGATCATTGATCTGCTCATCAAGCTAAGTCGGGAGCAGCGAGCTCTCTACGACATCCTCTATGGTGAGGGAGGAGGATTCGAGGACGAGGTTCGAGAGATCAAGCACTGGATGATGGAGCACAAGATTCCGGACGTGAAGACTCTCGATAGGCTGGTCACTTCTGGGTCGTACAGCGGTGACGGAGAGAGCGACAAGAAAGAGAAGAAGGAGCAGGTCGAAGAGACTGTTCAAGAAGCTGCTCAGAAAGCAGTGACCACAGGCAGGAAGGCCAAGCCTGCCAAGAAATCCAAGAAGCCCGGCGTGAGAGTCGGGCCCAAGAAGGGAGACCAGTGATGCCAGGAATGCCAATGCCCGAGTGGTACGACGAGGCCAAGGAGCAGTTGGGAGAGACCGACAAGGAGCCGATGAACATGACGTTCCAGCCGGTCGAGTTCGTAAGGGTTGAGAACTTCCCTCATCTCTTTGCCGAGTACGACATTCGCGAGAGCGACGTGCTCGTTCACCTCTTCCCGAGAGGTGGCATCGATGACCAGTGGACCAATGGGCACTACATCAATCGCTGCCACAACTGTAAGAGCGAGGTTCCGATGCCCAGCAAGCCGTCGGAGCTCAAGCCTTGCCCGAAGTGTGGTCACACCGGGCTCATCTATGTGCCCGGCAGGGTGGAAGAGAAGGCGGACGTAGCCTTTCCAGCGAACGCCCAGGACATGATCAAGGAAGCGGTGGACGAAGTGTGGATGGGTGGAGTCGCCATCGATGAGGTACCTGAGCTCGGTGCCTTTGCCCTCCAGCTCCAGTCCGCCAAGAACACCGCCGGCGTGGTCGGTACCGCTGAGTTCGTAGGCAAGATCTGTTCAGCATTCGATAGGCTGCTGGCAGAGAAGCACTGAGGTCCGACGTGGATGAGAGGGAGCGACAGCACTATCGTGAGGGCGAGTTGGGCCCTGGCGTAGCTGAACGCTCCACCTCTTCTCTCCCAAAAATCGAGCGTCCCCAGACCTGGGAACTGTCAGCGCACCCACATCTCGCTGAGCGTGCTGGAAAGCACATCGACCTGAGACTCGGGAACCCTGACACCGGGGTGGCTCATTCGTTCGTCCTGCCTAAGGCAACTTTTCCGGGCCCCGGAAAAATGGTCCAGGTGGTACCGACGTACGACCACACCATCCCGTACATGGACTACACCGGACCCATCTCTACCGAGTACGGGCGCGGTACCGTGCTGAAGGGCAGGAGAGCTCAGGCTGAAGTCTACCACGCGGACCCGGCAGATGAGCCGGGTACCAAGGTTCGGTTCAACCTCTACGATGGCCCGGCCCCAGAGGAGTACTCCATTCGGAGGGACAAAGAGAACCGCTGGTTCCTGCACAACAAGACGCAGACAAGGCTTCGAAGGCCAGACCTTCCCTCATCCAAACCAGAGTACGGGGAAGTCCGCCTGGACGAGATTGACCCGAGCGATACGCGGCAAGCCATGATGCCGAAGCTAGATGGCGCTCATGCCATCATTGACTTGAAGGCCGGTCGCTCGCCTCGGGTCTTCTCGTATCGGGTCGGCAAGAAGTCTGGCACAGGTTTGATCGAGCACACGCACAAGATGCCGGAGCTCCTGAAGAAGAAGGTACCGAAAGAGCTCGACGGTACCATGCTCAGAGGCGAGCTCCTCGGAGTGACCGGCGAGGGCAGATCCATACCGGCTGAGCGGATAGGTGGCCTGCTCAACTCGAAGGTGTGGGAAAGCCGCATGCGTCAAGCCGCGCAGGGGGTGAAGCTCCAAGCCTTTCCCTTCAGCGTGGTGAAGTACAAGGGTCGCACCATGGAGGACGCGCCCTTCGAAGAGAAGCTCAAGGTCTTGCGTGAGGTGGAGAGCAAGTTGGACGAGCTCGTCATCCCCGAGATTGCAGCCACCGCTGACGAGAAGATCAACCTCCTCAATGCTATCGCAGACAAGAGTCACCCCTTGACTGAAGAGGGTGTGGTACTCGTGAATCGAAACGAGCCTGGCCGCCCTATCAAAGCAAAGCATGCGCCAGACTTCGACGTGTTTGTCCGAGCAGTTCACCAGGCTAAAAAGAAAGGTGGAGGGCTGCATGATCGAGTTGGCGCAGTCGGCTACTCATGGACTCCTGGAGGGCGTATTGTCGGACAGGTAGGAGGGTTCAGGCATGACGAAGCACGCGACATGTGGGAGAACCCGGACGACTACATTGGGCGCGTGGCGAAAGTGAAGGCAACGAAAGTGTTCAAAGACAACAAAGGAAATCCAGGTGCCCTGTTCCAGCCTCGGTTCAAGGAGTGGCATTTGGACAAGGGCGACATCGAGAAGTCAGCTTACCTCGGTCCAGTAGGTAAAGGCACCGTCATCGGTGGCGGGATTGGGGCAACTCTCGGAGCGATGGCTGGGTACCACTCCGACGTTCCAGTCAACAGAAAGAAGCCTACCACGGGACAGAGAGTAGGGAGAGCAGTCACTACGGGCCTCTCCCTGGGGCTCAGTGGAGCCTTGCTTGGGCATGAGATCGGTCTCCTCGTTGAGATAGCTAGGGGTGCTCGCTACGCTGGTAGAGCAGGCGCTGGTGCTGGTGCTGGGTACCGGTCCAGCTACAGCTCTTCGGGGGCAGGCGCTGGAGCTGGGTTTGGCTTCGGCTCAGGCGGCCGGCTCCGCCCTGACTGGTTGAAGGACGTAACGACAAAGGCAGACGCCAAGTCGAAGTTCCGGGACATGGCCATGAAGACGCACCCCGACCGAGGAGGGGATGCGGAGAAGTTCAAGGTCATCAACAACGAGTGGGAGGCCTTCAAGAACAGCCATCTGTGGGAGAAGCTGGCTCACCTCCTGGGCAAGGAGAAGATCGCTTCTCTGTCCCCGGAGGTTGTTATGAAGGCCGCGTTCCTCAATGAGCTCGAGAAGATCGCCAGTCTCGAAGGCTTGGTATTGGGGCAGCTCCTCAAACAGAAGGTCATGCCTCCAGTGTCTTCCGCTGTGAGAGACTTGGAAGACCAAGCTCGAGCTCGCTGGGACCAGCTAGGCAGAGGATCTACCTACTCTCTTTGATCCTCTCTCTTAGCTCTCGGTTGAGCCACTTCTGCTCCCACTTCTTCCAGTTTCCATTCAGGTCGTACGAGGTGCCCTTCGAGGCCAGCTTGACGTACAGATTTCTCAGGTATTTGCCTCGGTGGTAGTGATTGGGCCCGTACTTCTCGAGCCCTTGCCGATGGGCTTCTGACCCGTACCCCATGTTGCTGCCCCAATGGTACTGAGGGTAGTGCTTGTCCATGTCCATCATGTCGAGGTCACGAACGACCTTCGCGACGATGCTGGCAGCACCGATTTGCCATACCAGTGAGTCTCCCTTGACGTAGGTGATCTGGCGCCCGTCGTATCCTCGGACCGTTTTGTTCCCGTCAATATGCAGACAGGTAAAATGAGGCGCGTGCTCGAGCGCGTCGAGACAAGCACGCCTCCACGCTTCACTGAGACCTCTCTTGTCGATGACGCTCGGAGAAGAGAACCCTATGCCCACAAACGCGGCTTGCTCCATGATGATGGGAGCCAAGTCGAGTCTCTTCTTGAACGTCAGCTTCTTCGAGTCGTCCACACCCTTGATTGGCTCTGTCCCTACGGGGAACGCTACGACTGATACGCAGACGGGCCCTGCCCAGCACCCCATACCCACTTCATCTAGGCCCGCGCTCAAACCTTCGGCCTCCCTTGAACTTTCCTTTTGCATCTCTGCTCCAAACTCGTTGTCGGGTCAAAATCTCGGCCTGGACCCGGTTGTGTTGAATGTCGATCCTTGGCAGCTCGCAGCCGAACTCGTCGGCCCAGCACCTCAAGTATTTGCGCAGAGGATCCCTGGTTGCTTTCCCAAGTGGAATCTTCAATGGTATCTTGAGGATGAAGCGCAAAGGATCTACCGTAGGGAACACTTTGAACTGTTCATGCACGACATCATCGCCTATAGCAGCAAGGATGCCGAGTCTCACGTGCTCCACCCACTGCAATCGCCGGCGGGCTAGTTGTTCCTTCGCGGTAGTCACGGCGCTCTTATACCAGGAAGGGTAGCATTTTATGACAGCTCTCGTACCTCTCTTCGACAACCCTGATGAGCGACCGCGCTCAAGGTACGAGTCGGACGAGGTGCTGCTGGAAGACCGGTACGCCAACGAAGAGGATGACATCAGCGGGCTGGAGGCTGACGGCCCGTTCGGATTGAGCCCTTCACAATTTGTCGAGTCCGCCATCCGGATCCCAGCTAAAGGAAAGCTGGACCGTTTCAGTTTCAAGAGCCGCGGGTACCTCCGGGCCATCTACGATTCGCCAGCGAAGCGCAAGTTGCTCATGGCTGGTAGGCAGGTCGAGAAGTCCACCCTGCTGGGCAACACTGCTCTGGCGTACATCTCGATCAACCCTCACTTCCGCGTCCTCTACGTCAGCCCTTCCAATCAACAGACCAAGGTCTTCAGTCGCGACCGTATCGCTGAGCCCATCGAGCTCTCCAGGTTCCTCAAGCAGACCACCAACAACAGGCTGCTCAAGAACGTCTTCGAGAAGAAGTTCGTCAACCGCTCCCAGATCACGCTGCGTTTTGCATTCCTCAACGCTGACCGTACTCGTGGTATCCCGGCTGACAAGATCATCATCGACGAGTTTCAGGACATCCTCCTGGAGAACGTGCCTGTCATCGAGGAGTGTGCGTCCCACTCGGACTTCAAGCTCTTCACCTACGCAGGCACCCCGAAGTCCCTAGACAATGCCATCGAGCACTACTGGACCCGTTTCTCAACACAGAATGAGTGGGCGGTGCCCTGCCGCCGGCACGGCACTCCAAAGAACCCAGGCTCGTGGCACTGGAACATCCTGGATGAGGAGAACATCGGGGAGGACTTCCTTCAGTGTGACCGCTGCGGTGGCGAGATCTACCCCGACGACCCAGACGCTACTTGGGTGGCACTCAATCCTGACCCGCGCGTAGAGAAGCCTTACGAGGGCTACCGGATCCCGCAGCTCATGGTCCCCTGGATTGAGTGGTCGGACATCAAGAACAAGCAGCGTATCTACAGCCGGGCCAAGTTCCACAACGAGGTGCTCGGGCGCAGCTACGACGCCGGCACTCGACCTCTGACCAGGCGGGACATCCAGCGCAACTGTTGGGACGAGCTCTCAATGGCCCACTACAGGGAGGCCATTCAGTACTCGCATCAGTACCCGATCTTCATGGGCATCGACTGGGGTACTGGCGAAGGCACGTACACGGTCGTCTGTCTTGGAGGGTACCTTCCATTTGCTCCGGACAGGTTCACCTGGTTCTGGTGGAAGAGGTTTGAGGGTGTAGAGTCAGAACCCAAGCGACAGATCGAGATCATTCGCAAGCTCATCAACGACTTCAATGTTCGGCAGGTCGGGGTCGACTACGGCGGCGGCTTCTGGCCCAACGACGAGCTCACTCGAGACTTTGGTGCCGAGAAGATCAAGAAGTACCAGTGGGTCGGCAACGTCAAACGCAAGATCAAGTGGGACCCCCAGCTCGGTATTCCTCGGCACTTGTGCCACCGCACAGAGGTCATGTCGGATGTCTTCAACGCGGTGAAGAGAGGGGACGTCTTCTACTTCCCGATGTGGGAGGAGTTTGAGGACCCCTTCGCGATGGATTTCCTCAACATCTATTCGGAGTACAACGAACGCCTTCGGATGAATGTCTACAAATGCGCGCCCGGCGTGCCGGATGACGCCTTCCATGCCATGACGTTCGGGTTCCTTGCATCGTTCTATGTGAAGCCCCGGCCTGACATCATCCTGCCCGCAAAAGAAGTCGAGCGGGAGAAGCACGACCCCAACGAGCCACTGGATGTGGTATCAGACCCCTCTCACTTCGGGGAGCTGGAGGGATGATGAGGCTCATCAAAGAGGTCAGGGAACCACCGCCTCATGTGCTTCAGTCGGGGTGGGTCCCCGTTACCACGCTCCGGACCCGCAGGGGGCTCCTCACCTTGACTGAGTCCGATGACATCAGTGATTGGAAGCCAGTTCTTCTTGGATCCTTCAAGCCGAATCGGGAAGAGTCTCCTGGTTCGGATGTACGTAAACACTGTCCGCCTCGTGCGCTTCAGGATGGCTGCCGCTTCGTCGACGTCGACCAGAAGCTCACCATCTGCAGCGATTCTTCCCACGATTCCGGCCTCGTGTTAGGTTGAGGAAAGGGTCATCGCTATGGTAACCCACACGCAGGCAAAGAGGTAGTCATGACTGACCTTCCTTTTGGTATTGAGACGAAGAACACCTACGCCGCGCTCACCCCGGCTGACTTGCAGTCGATGGGAAAGCAAGCTGCGGCAGCCTACCTGTGCGGTGGGACCTCCTTGAACGACGCCATCATCAAGCTGGCTCGTCAACACCCCAGCATCTCCCCTCATCAGGTGCAGCGGGTGGTGGAGTACGCAAATCAGGAGACGTTTTCCAAGCTCTTCTCTGACAACGAGAAGTACGCCAGTGACAAGAACATCGAGTTCGACGTCGCTGACCCAGGCGACGTGCTCCTCGAGCTCAACAGCGGAGCCAAGCCCCACATCATGACCGCCCCTCCAGACGAGTACTCCCAGGGGCCGGTGAAGCTGGGGCATGCCGATGTCGAGGCCGACCTCGAGCTCGCTCGGGTGTTCGGGTTTGACTTTGCCACCCCGGGCTCCGAAAAGACCGCTGCCGTGATGGGGCACGTCGAGGATGGGAAGTTCGTGCTCGACCGTGTGCTCGAGGTGCAAAAGACCGCCGGCGACGTTGCCGACAGGATTTTGGCCTCTGGGGAGCAGGCAGCTCATTCAGACCATTCTTTGCTGCCCAATAATGAAGGGACCCAGACCGGGGGCGAGAACATCGGCTCTGGAGAGGGTAGGGTGAAGTCTGCCAACATGGGAATGCTTCCTCCAGGTGAGGGTGCTCAGGACCCAGCGGCCTTGCCCGCCGAAGGGGTGGGTGAGGGCGGTGAGGGCGACTACCATGAGCAGATGCTCGACATGCAACGCCAGATCGAGCTCGCCAAGAAGCGTCAGGAGCTCCAGAAGATTCAACAGTCCACTCTCGACCAGATGAACCCGCAGGGTCAGCCCGGTGCTGTCCCAGCCCCAGCGCCGGCAATGCCGGAGCAAGGGGCAGAGGCAGGCGGTATGCCGCCTGATCAAGCGGCTGCTCAAGGTGCACCGCCGGCGCCTCCCGGGGGCGCCCCCGTCGAGATGGGTGGTGGGATGCCCCAGGAGCAGATGCCAGCGGCGATGGCCGGGCCTGCTACCGTCCCTCCGGGTAGCGAGATGCCCAAGATGAGCTCAGTGCTCACCAAGCAGGCCATGAGCTACGTCAAGAGTGGAAGGCCTCACGCTGACCTGGTGCTCAATGACCTTTCGGCTGCCACCTCGCTCGAGCGCATCAAAGAAGCCGTCGCTGGCAAGGGTGACTACCCGATGGCGAACCCCTACGGGGACCTCATTCGCCTCAAGCAAAAGGTGGCCAGGCTCCTTGAGGACGCCACCTACGCCAAGGGCAAGAACGCAGAGCTCCACAAGGAAGCCACCGCGCGGTTCCAAAAGGCCGTCGTCCAGCACATGTATGAAGGTGGGAATCTCGGGGAGGTGGCCCACCTGATGTCTGCTGTCTATGGGGAGCCTGTCAGCATCAAGACGGCCATGGCGAGTGCCATGGAGGAGCTGCTCCGTCACGGCATCGACATCACGAAGGCGCAGGCCAACGCCATCCAGTATCAGATGGAGAAGGGTGCCAGTGCCCGGGTGCCGAATTTGGAGCACCCCATCGCCCAGGCCTACTCCGATCTCCTCAAGCTGTCCGAAGGGAATGCCGTACTGGGCGAGAGCTGGTCGCAGCTCAAGAGCCAGTACGATCAAGTCGAGTCTGTCTTGAAGGAGGCGATGACTCATGCTGCTACGCGCTAGCCGTTCAGCAGACGCCCTCACGAAGGGTGCGTTCGTTCTGCCGTTGGCAAGGAAGGCGGCAGGAGGGTTGGCCAAGAGACTGTTCTCGAAACGAGGGCTGATGTTGGCCGGAGGTACCGCTCTCACAGGAGCTGTGGCCGCCCCCATGGTCATGCAGGGCATGCAGAAGTCCCAGGTGGGCCTTTCTTCCCCCTACATTCAAGCTCAGAAGCACGGCCTCGTGCCCCAGATGAGGGCAGGCTAGGAGGTTCAGATGGACATCGTAGAGAAACTCGCATCGGAGGACCTCCTCACTGATGAGCAGGTTGAGCGCATCGGGCGCAATGTGTCCGAGATGATGAAGGCTGCCGAAGAGAACCCCGCCCTCCTGAAAGAAGCTCTGGAGAAGATGGGTTTCGGTGCGGGTCTCAAAGCGTTTGGGAGCAAAGCTCTCGGCGCTGCGAAGGAGTACGCTCCTTTGGCTTTGGGATACGGCCTGGTCGGTACCGCAATGGGTGCTGCCGGTACCGCCGGTGGTATGGCGCTCAGCGCGGCCAAAGACAAGATCGACAAGGCTCGGTCGTACCGGGGCATGCTCGAGGACAACCCCCAACTTCAGAATGCGGACCCAAACATCGTGCAGAAAGCGTTCAACACTCTGCACAGGTTCAACCCAGAGTTTGCCAAGGATCCACTGGTCGCCGGCACGTTCGTGCAGAACGTCGTTGACCAGGAACGTCTCGACATCGGCACCGTGAAGTCTTTGGTGGAGGCTCGACGTTCCATGTCTCAAGGCCCGAGAGGTCAGAGCATGTTCCAGTTGCCCCCGCCCGACATGGCGATGAGGATGCGAGAGCACGAGATGCGTCAGGAGATGCACCCCCATCAGATGGAGAGGGCTCGGATGGACGAAGCCAAGTCTCGAGAGGAGGCAATGGGCAACTTCGCTGCCCGCCGTGCGGACCAAGCTCGGATGGAGGCAGAAGAAGCCCGAGCCAAGTTCTGGAGAGAGGCTGAAGGATTCCAGGACCCAGGCAACATCGACGTGGACCCTACTGACAGATGATCACCAAGCTAGCCACGTTCCGTGGGGTCTCCCCTGAGGGGGAGCCCCTTGTTCGGCTCTTCGAGCCGGGCGGACGCCTCATCAAAGAGGCGGGGCCCATCATGCCCCAGATCCGTCAGTGGATGGCCTCGTACAAGCCCGAGGACAACAAGATCGCTGTCCTCGTCAACGCGATGGGTGCATCAGAGTACTGGGGCCAGAACGTCAACGGAGACGTCTTCCCCGAACGGTCTCTCATCCATGACTGCCGGAACCACCCGAGCCAGTCTCACGCCTACGATGACTTCACCGGCAAGATCATCCCACCGTACGGGTACTGGACGTTCCTGAACGCTCACCCGTTTGTGCACCATCGGAACAAGGACCCGAGCCGGGCCTTTGGCCACGTCGCATTGGCGGTGTGGAACCCAAAGATGCACCGGGTCGAGCTCATCGTCATCCTCGACAAGTTGCTGGCGCTACAGCACGGCGCCGAGCATGTCATCGACCGCATCCTGGCTGGAGAATACCCTGACGTCTCTATGGGCTGCCGGGTGCCTTATGACATCTGCACCATCTGCGGGAACAAGTCCAAGACCCGGAACGACTACTGCTCCTGCGTCAAGAACATTGGGATGGGCAAGATCCTCGACGACGGCCGTCGTATCGGGGTCATCAACACCTACCCTCGGTTCTTCGACATCAGCTTTGTCTTCATCGGCGCTGACAAGACCGCCAAGGTCATGTGCAAGCTGGCTTCTGGAATCATTGTGCCTCAGTCGGTAGCTGATGCCGAGTACCTCTACGGCCTGGAATCTGACAGCCCCGAAGCTGGGTTGACCAAAGCGGCCATGATTCAAGTTCCCCACAACTTCTATTGGAGCCACGACTCCGTGAAGGTGGCGGAGCCTCGCATCGCCGGTATGAGTCTCGAGGAGTCCGACAAGATTTTGACCGGGGATCCGGAAGATGCTCGTTTTCCCCCAACCGAGAAAGATCAGGATGCCTGGCAAGAGTGGCTCGACGCCAAGAAAGAGCAAGAGCTTGGAAACGGCCCGGTGCCGAAGATAGAGCTCGACCAGCCGAAAGAGGCTTCTATTGACGAGCCGGTGCTGGACGTATCCATCAACGAGCTCATCAGTGACGGCAACAAGGTCCGGGTCGTACACCGGAAGGCTCCACCACCAGAGGATGTTGACGTCTCGATGGGGAGAATCGACCATCAAGACGATTCAAGGGTGGAATCTGTTGCTGATGGAGCGTTGAAGACCAATGCCTCCTTGACCGCTGAGGACGAAGACACCTACGACAAGCCAAAGACAGCCGAGGCGTCCCTGTCTGATGTGTTTGCTCAAGCAAAGCTCATCAAGATTGGTCCTCCTCCAAAACCGAATCGCAAGGAGTTCCCTTTCACGGGTACCATCAACTTTCGAGGAGTCATCATCCATGTCGAGAACAAGCCCGGCACCGTGCGTGAGGGGAAAACCCCTGAAGGCAAGGTGAAATGGCGCACCGACATGAAGTTGCCCTATGGGGAGATTCTCGGATCCCTGGGTACCGATGGTGACAAGCTCGACGTCTATGTCGGCCCGAACCGGAACTGCGACAACGTCTACATCGTCCACCAGAACTTCACTCGGGGAGCGCAGAAGGGTAAGTACGACGAAGACAAGGTGATGTTGGGCTTCGACAACTTCATGCAGGCCAAAGACGCCTACTTGGCCCACTATGACAGCCCGAAATACTTCCGTTCGATGACTGTGATGGCGTTCCCTCTCTTCAAGATGGCCCTCAAGAAAAAAGAGGTCCATGGAGAGAAGGTGGCGTCCGCTTACCGAACTGTCGTGGCCGACATGCGCCTCGAGGACGAGTTCTCCAAGGAGGGGTCAGCAAGAGACATCCTTGCAGTGACACTTCAAAATGCGCTCACTGGGGGACTTGCCGGGTCAGCAGTTGGAGCGGCTGCCTCCGACAAGGGAGACAGATTGGGAGGAGCGCTGCGTGGGGCGTTGACAGGGGCTATAGCTACCCCAGCTATCTCTCATGGGCTGGTAGGGGCGTCCCACCTGCTTCGATCTGGAAAGATCCCGTACTCAGTAGCCAGAAGACTGGATGCTGCGCTCAATGTGGCTCATGCACCTCTCATGATCGGGGGGACAGGGGCGGCTGCAGCAGCAGCAGGAAAGACCAAGGAAGCGTTCCGTGTTCGCACCTTCCAAAGCCGCGCGGAAGCGGCTGCGGTGGCGGAGGACATCAACGCGAAGATCCCAATGGAGTGGTTGCCCGTGCTAGGATTCATCCCTCAAAAGGATGAGGACAGCGGCCGGTACTTCTTGGGGCACCGTCCGCTCAGCGCGAACGAGATGAAGTACTACTTCGGAGGCAAGAACAAGGAGTCGATGGTCAAGACGGCTGTTCGTGCAGATCTCGATCACCTCTTTGAGAACAGCAAGAACGCCCGCCGACGCGAGAGGACTTGGAAGGACAAGGTCACCGGCAAGGAGACCAAAGAAGTTGGGTCTGGAATCGCCAAGACGGCTTCTGACCTCAGCCAGGTGAGCCCTGCGGTCCTCAAGATCGCCACGGTGCTCCGGCAGGGGTGGTCGGCCAGCGACCTTCTCAAAGTCTCCAATGCGATGAAAGCTGCTTCCCACCTGAAGTGGGCTGAGATAGTAAAGCAGATAGGTCCGGGTAAGGCGACGGGGCGAGTGACCCCACTGCTGTCTCAGACCGAGGACAGGTTGCCCAAAGAGCTGTTGAATGAGCTTGGAGAGCGACCGGATTTGGAGAAAAGTTTGGCTACACCATCCCTCATGGGGATGGTACTCAAACCGGAAGAGTTCCAGCGAATCGCTTTGACCCACATGGGCAAGGGTGAGCTGGCGGACAAGTTGGACGATGCAAACGCCGTGTTCAAACCAAGTGACGAGGAGACGTGCCCGTGCAGTGCACTGAGCTCCAGTCATATGGACCCCGAGATCATGAAGGCGTTGATGCCTTTCTTGGAAGGGAAGTCCTACGTCGGTCCGGTGGTGAGACGAAGGATCACGAGAATCGTCGTCATCAAACCCAAGCCAGAACCTCCACCCACGGAAGTCGATTCTCCTCTTCTGTCCAAGGTTGCCTCAGCGTACACTTGGTACAGAAGAGAGCAGATGAAGTTAGCGAGCGACCTACCAGCCACCGTGGCCAGCCACCCCGAGCTCCATGCCGGAGTTCATGCGCTGGACACGGAAGGACTTTTCAACAAGACCGCTTCCGGCGAGCTCGGATTGAACCGCCGGTCAATGGCGATCTTGTTGGGAACGGTTCCTCTGTCTCTGATGTACTCTGCCCACAAACGGGGAGAGATTCGTCGGGGAGAGGACGTCGGTGCGCTGGGCGGTCTCATAGCAGAACACCCTTGGCTTACGTCTATGGGTGTTGTAACCGGTCTCGGGGCCTTGCTCCGCAACCCCAAGGCGCAACAGGCCGTCGACGAAGTGTTCGAGGCGGGCGGGCGCATTTGGAGAGGCAAGCAAGCACCGACACCATAACTGTGGAACCCAGGCGGGGCATGAGAGGACACTCATCCTTGAGGATTTGCCTATCGGGCCTGATCAGGAGACTCAAGAACCCATCAAGGAGAAAGTGACATGAACGAGTTTCTCGCAGAGATGTACGGCACCCGTGAGTCCATTGGTGCCCCGTCATCAGACAATTCGGATGTCGAGAAGTTGGCTGAGGCTCAACTGCTCGACGAAGCTCTCCAAGCGGAGGGCATCGACATCGACCAGCTCCCCGGTGAGACCATCCTCAAGCTGGCCTACCAAATCCTCGGGGAGGACAGTCATCTCGTGAAGGCGGCCATGGAGGAATCCCAGGAGACGCCCGAGCACGAGACGGCAGAGTCCGACGAAGAGGAAGAGGAGGAGTCCGAGGAGGAGAAGGAAGCCGCGCTCAAGATGGCAGCGATGCGTGAGCTTCAGGGTCAGGGCAACGAGTCCTTCGAAGAGAAGGTCGCCCAGGCCGATTTCCTCGGTCGCGTCATGGCCCACAGCTACGTCAACGAGATGGCGGGCATGGACAAGGAAGCCATCTCCCTCGGGCAGGCTGGCCAAGCCGTGAAGAACTGGGGCCAGCTCGCCGGGTACGGTGCCAAGCGCGGAGCTGGTGCTGTCGCCGGCGCTGCTCGCAAGGCAGGCGGCAAGGCCAAGGAGCTCGGCGGCAAGGCCAAAGAGACGGGTGAGAAGGCGTACAAGGCTACCAAGGAGCACGTCGGCAAGCACGGCAAGAAGTACAGCGCCGGTGCTGGTGTCGCCGGCGGCGCTGCTGGCGGCTACGCCCTCGGCAAGAACGCTTCGGCGCTCGACATGCTCGCAGAGAAGCGGGCGATGCAGTGGGCCGAGGAGCACGGTCTCCTCCAGAGCAACAACGCCGAAGAGGAGAAGTTGGCGTCCGCCGTCGATCAACGCGCCTACCAGATGCTCGTGAACCAGGGCATCGACGTAGACGCAATCGAGGCAGCCGCCCGGAGATAGGTTCGAGAACCATGGACTCAGTGATGCTGGCTTCCTTTACAGATGAGCTCCAAAAGATCGCGGAGGGCAACGTGGTGAACACTGCCAAGCCCGTCGTCGGTGGGATGGGGTCCAACATCGTGGGGAAGCCACTTCCGAGTCCTGGGATCGGCAAGGCTGACTTGGGCGGCAAGCCCAAGCCGGCCAAGCCGACGAACTACTCCATGGTACATTCAAATGCGCCGATGGCGGCTTTTGATGCTGGTGCGGGCTCCAAGTCCCTACCACCGCCGCCTGTGAGAACCTGAGAAGGAGACCGTCCTATGAGTATGCAAACGTCGGTTTTCGAGATGGTCCACCAGGTGCTTGGCGATGCCAAAGAGAAGTTGGCTGCTGACAAGGCGGCCTCCACTCAGGGTGTCGAGAAGACAGCGGCGGCTTCGAAACCGCGGCCATCTGCCAAGCCCGAGGCTGGAGCTGGTCAGATGCTCAGCGATGAGTATCTGGGCAAGCTGGCCTCAGCCTGTGACCACCTCGCGTCGAATCTCCACTTGATCGAAGACCAACGAACTCCGGCTGAGAAGCTGGCTGAAGCGGTGGCGATCAACCAAGCCCTCATGAAGAAAGCCTTCGAGGGCGGGGACAAGAAGCACCAAACTACCCAAGCCAACGCCGATTCGATCTCTCCGGCTACGGTGACCACGGACTCGTCCGGCACCGCATCGGACAGCATCGGCTCTGGCAACGCCATTCCGTCTGCCCCCAACAACGCCCCTGGCGAGTCGTTGGATGCAGGTCAGAGTGGTCAGGCCGCCTCGGCGGTCACGGGTAGCACCACTCCCAACGAGAAGGCCAATCCGATGGACCCGGCCAACTCGATGGAGACCAATGTGGGCATGATGATGCCGGAGCAGCCGGAGGCCCTCCTCCAGCAGTCCGGCGGCGATGTGTCCACGGGCGACAAGACCGCAGCCGCGCGTGCCCTGCGCACCATCGGCAAGGTCTCTGGTCGGACCGAGGCAGAGGCTCGGATGAAGGTGGCGCAAGCCAAGAAAGTCCGTGTCCTCCTGACCAAGGCCGCCCAGGCAGGTATCCCCCAAGAGGTTGCTCTGGCCATGCTCGGCCTGGGCAAGCACGCGGAGGACGCCATCAACCCGGCAACCATCTCTGGCGGGACCTCTCCGGTCCTCCAGCAGGAGCCGGGGGTCCCGAGTCCGCTCATGCAGGGCTCGGAGGCCGGAAGCAACACACCTCGTGCCACCGCACCGACGTCTGGTGAAGGGGGAGGCCGGGAGCTTCTGAGCAGCAACGAGTCTGCGATGAACGCGACCAAGAGCCAAGCCAAGCAGCAGAACAAGGGCGCGATGGGCGAGTTGTTGACTGAGCCGATGATGTCGGCCAGTCGGGATAGCACTCTCCAGAAGTCGCTGGATAACACCTCCTCAGCGGGTGTGAAGATTTCTGCGATGCGGAGTCTGCTCAAGAAGTTTGCGGCAGCATCACCTTCACAGGCTCAGAAGCTCGCCGCGCTCGCCAAGTTGGCCTTGGATCCCGCGATGGCGGATGACCCAGAGGCGGTACCCCCGGAGGCAGCCCAGGCTGCAGCCATGGAAGGTGCCGGCGAAGGGGAAGTCCCCGAAGCGGCTGAAGAGGCAGCGGCAGCGGGCGTGACGCCGGAAGAGCTCGCGCAGGCGTTGGCCCTTCTCGGAGAGGAAGGGGCCGCAGGCGAGGAAGAGGCAGCTCCGGAAGCGGGAGCCGAGGAACCAGAGAAACAGCAGCAGCTCGGAATGGGCGCTCCAATGGGCGGTGCCCCAATGGGCGGCACGATGGGCGGCGCTGGGACTCCTTCACCGACTCCTATGATGTCGTAGGCCCACGTCGAGGAAAGGACAAAGCCAAATGCAAAAGATCAGTTCACAAGACGCGGCTTCCCTCCTCAAGCAGGCGGGGGCCGCCATTCGTCACCTGACGAAGGAACGCAACAGTCTTCGGACGAAGGTTGCCGCGTTCGAGAAGCAGGAGCGGGTGGAGAAGATTGCCCGGGACATGGAGGAGAAGGGCCTGAGCTCTGACCTCGACCATCAGCAGAAGGTCGCGGCGCTGAGCAACGTTCCCAACCTCGATGTCACTGAGGAAGCCATCAAGCTCGCTGCCCCACAAGGGTACGTGCTCGGCAACCTCGGTGATCAACCGGGCGGTGGCATGCACGCTTTCGAGCACTTCATCATGACGGGTGAGGACCCGACTGAGTAGCTCGAGGCAAAACACGCAGAAACGCATTCGCGGAGGTTAAGAAATGGCAGTTCAGAACTTCAAACTCGTCAGCGAGTTCCAGACGATTCACCGTCGTCCCTTCGAGCTCGCAGATCCAGCACTCCTCAACCCCAACAACGCCAATCCGTTGCTCGACGGTGAGTTTCTCCAGCACACGACGGCGTACAAGATGGCTCGAGGCACCGGCGTCGCCGCTGTCCCGTCCTTCGCGTACTTCGCCGAGCGCGGGCGGTACGAGGTCCAGGCGATCCAGAAGGGTCCGTTCCTGTACCTCGGGGAGTACGAGGCTGACACGCTCATCATGGACGCCACCGGCGTCACGTTGGGCATGGCCCTCGTCGTCCAGGACGTCACCATCGCCACCCTGACCAAGCGTGGTCTGGCGCGGTGGCCGGCGGCCCCCGCGGGCACGGAGAAGGTGATGGGTTACGTGACCCGTCTCCCGGCGAACAACAACAACTTCCTGCGGTTCATCAGGGTCTCGTAAGAGGCTCAGTGAAGCAGGGTAGCTGAAGAGGAACTTCAGGAGGTAAATCACCATGAGTATGGTTCAAGCATCCCTCGAAATGTTCAACCAGCGGTTGGACTCTCAAGAAGGCAAAGACAAGATCGCCGAGCTCGGCGGTTCTTGGATTCGTGACCGTCTGCGCGAGGTGGCGTACAGCCGCCACATCCTGCCCCCGGAGCAGGTCACCCGCGCCGACTGCCAGCGTTCGGTCAACCATGACACGCTCGTGAAGATCGTGGACGTCGAGCCTCAAAGCCGCGCCATGGCCATCACGTTCCGTGATCAACCGACCGCGCGCTTCATCCGTGCGCCGAAGGCGGAGATCCCGTTCTTCACCATCTCGAGCGAGAAGTTCGAGAAGACGGAGCAGGAGCTCCTGGCGTACGAGATGCCGATCACCAAGGTGATCGAGGACAACTCGGTCAAGGACATCCAAGAGATCGAGGACCGGGAGTTCACCCGACACATCGAGTCCGGTGTGCAGGGCCTCCAGGCCGAGGTCAACGGCACGGGCACGGCGTACAACGCCACCCAGATCCGCGCCCTCGCGGCCGGTGCCCAGGTGGTGTCCGTGGTCAAGGGCGAGCTCGCCCTTGCCGCTGACGGCACGGACTTCGTGGTTCGCCCGATCCAGCGTCCGGACTTCGTGGAGCTCTTCAAGCTCCTCGACAACAACCGCCTCCGTTCGGAGCGGATGTTGATCACCGAGGGTGACCACGACGACGTCCTCCAGTGGACCGTCGAGGACTTCGGTGACAAGATCCAGTCGGAGACCGTGGTCGACGGCTACAAGTACAACACCTTGCTCGGACGCAAGGTCGTTCGTACCGTGAAGACGGACATCCTCCGGACGGGGAATGTCTACATCTTCACCGCGCCGCAGTTCTTCGGGAAGTTCTACATCCTGAACAACACCAAGTTCTACATCGACAAGATCGCAAACGTGATCACGTGGCAGAGCTGGGAAGACATCGGGATGGGCATCGTCAACATCGCGTCCTGCCGCAAGCTCGAGCTCTACCGCGGGTCGGTGAAGCCGGGTGACGAGGACACGGGTTACGAGGTCAAGCTGCCGAGCCTCGAGGAGGATCTCGGAGCGGAGAACAACCGGGTCGACGCCGGCCTCCACTTCCCGGATGTGCAGCAGTTCTAGTACTGGTCTCGGCTGGTACGTTTTGTTGACTGAGGTTGACACAGAGGCTCCCTGGGCCTGGTTCGCCGGGCTCAGGGACCTTTGCGTCGCCCAAGATGAAGGAGACCCCAGATGTCATCTGCTGAGAGTCCCGAGAAGGACGGGGTGCAACTGACAGAGGAAGAGCAGGCGCAACTCGAAGAGCTCAAGGCGAAGGAGGCCGAGGTCAAGGCCCTCGAAGCCGCCAAGAAGGCGGACGAGGATGCCAAGGCGAAGGCTGAAGAGCTGGAGCGCATTGCGAACCGCCCGCTGTACCATGTGCTCGTGCGGCACATGGCCCGTAGTCCCAGGACGCGCACCATGCGCGCGGCCCGCGCTGGCCACCGCCGGCAGGGTGTTCTGCTCGACGACGGTACTCGGATCCGGAAGAAGGGCCGGAAGCGCTACACGGAGGTGGACCTTCGTGAGCTCGCCCGGAACAACCAACGGTTCCTCGAGTTCGTTCGGGTCGGGGCCATCGAGGTCTGCGACCCCAAGACCGAGCATGCAATCCCCTACAACGACCTGGTCAAGATGATCGGGGACGTCGCTCAGTGGGTGGCCGAGAAGGAGTTCTCCGAAGCCATGGAGCGGTGGAATGCTGCTCACAAGGCATGGAAGGAAGCCTGCGAGGCCGAAGAGGCTGCGGCTGAGGAGCAGGAGCGGGATCCTGTTCTTCCTCCGGAGCCGGAGAAGCCGAAGAAGTCGAAGGCTGTCGAAGTCGATGAGTCTGGCCTCCAGCAAGACCCCGTCGCGGGGTCGGAGCGGGAGGACAACTCGGCACCGCCACCGCCCAAGGGCAAGAGCACCGAGGTCACCAGAGAGGATGTCGATGTGTCAGCGGTCACCGCTGCTGTCGACCAGGCCAACGCTGAGAAGACCGGCGAGGCCAATCCTCCTCCGAGTGAGACCGGAGCTGGTGAGGCCGATACCGGCTTGCTCGACGACGAGGGCAACGACGCCAGCGAGGACGGCGAAGAAGGGCATACCGAGGAGGAGCTCCTCGCGATGAAGCTCGACGACCTCAAAGTCGTCGCCGTGGAGACCTACGGCGTTGATGAAGAAACCATCAAACCCATGCGGGCAAAGAAGGACGTCGTCGCGGCCATCTTCGCTCAGGGTGAAGGTGAGGAGTAAGCCATGGCGACCACAAGAGTTTGGAACATCACCGACGATGTGAACCCGAGTGTGAAGCCCCAGAACCTTCGAGTCCTGGGCAAGTTCGTCGCTCCTGGTCGCTTCGTCACCGTCGAAGAGTCCGCCCTCAAGGGCGCCCACAAGGTTCACGCCGATGTGGGCAGAGGACTCCTCTTCATCGGCCGGCAACCGCCGACCTCCTACGTCAAGACCAGGAAGCCCCCACGGGCGAAGCTGGCCGATGGCGTGTCTCGTCTGGGTCTCGCCAACAAGCCGAAGCCCGAGCCCAAGAAAGAGGTGCTCGAGCTCAAGGATGAGGTGAAGGTCGCGGACAAGATGGAGGTGGCCTTGGAGGGGGCTCTCGAAGAACCTTCTGACGAGGCTGGGGATGAGGACAAGAAAGGGCGGAAGAGGAAGGGTAAGTAGGCGGTGACGTCTTTTCTCACAGCGACGGGTGGCTCCCTCAACGACCCGCTGATCAAGCAGCTCGCTGAGTATGCTCGCCGCTTCATGAGAGACTACCCTGAACTCAACCGCTTGACTGCTGGCTACGACCACAGCCCGAGGCATCTGCAGTGGGCAGTTCTGGATACTCTGAGTGATTGGGCTTCGACCCCGCCATTCATTGGCCAGGGCCTCACGATGATCGTCGAGCGTGGTCTAGTCAGCGTCTTTATCCGGGGAGTAGTGATCACAGCTTTAGAGTCGTTGGGTATCCTCCACCTGCGCAACCACATCTCCTATTCAGATGGTGGTGTGAATGTGCAGACGGAGAACCCACAACTCATTCAGTCGTGGTTGCAGATGATGAAGTCGGAGTACGAGCAGAAGAAGCAACGAATCCTCATCGCCCTCAACGTCGAGAACGCTTTGGGCTTTGGTGGTGGAGTGCACTCAGAGCTCTACTTCATCAACAGCTTCTTCGGATACCTGTAGGAGGAGACCATGACGGTTGCAAACTTCGCCACCGCAGATGAGTTGGCCCAGTACGTAGTAACCAACACCATCGCGCAGGCGTCCATTCACACCATCCTCGTCAAAGACGGGCGGTGGTACATCTTCCACTTCTAGGAGGCATCTGATGGCTGACTGGAAGAGGTACCTACAGAAGCTCGCTGATGAGGACGAGGCTGAGGACAAGGGGCGCCCGCCTACTGAGGAAGAACGCGCCAAGATCCAGGCATTCATTCGTGAGAATGCTGACCTGAGTGACGATGCGTTCCACTCCTTCGTGGAGGACATGGGGTTGAACCCACATTTCGCAGAGCCCGTAGCCTACGAGATGGCGCACAACCTTTCGAAGAAGGCTGCCTTCAAGCTAGCCCTCCAGGATCTGATTCCGGGGGGCAAGGCGGATGACAAGCCTGTGTCCGACTTCTCTCCAAAGCAGATGGCGATGGGTCAGAAGGTGGAGATGGAACACACCGACGACCCCACAAAGGCTCGGGAGATCAGTCGTGACCACCTCGAAGAGTTCCCTGACTACTACACCCGTCTCAAGAAGATGGAAGACGAGGCAAAGAAGGAGGCGTCCGCGCTGTTAAAGCTGGCGAGGAACATGCCCCACTTCACCGAGCAGGATCGTCCAGAAAAGGTCAAGGAGATCTACCGCGCGCTCAAGCGAGATCACCCTGACATGCCTGCTGAGATGAAGGCTCGAATTGCCGCGCGCCAGGGAAAGAAGGGCAAGCAGCATCAAGGTCCTCCCTACAAGGGACCTCTCACCAAAGGTGCCTCTCGTCTACCACAAGGACTGCTCGAGGTAGCGGACAAGCCCGGTGCCTGGAAGAATGCAGTACGAGGAGGAGAGTACGCTTGGAAGAAGCTGATGATGCGCGACTTTGGTAGGCATCAGGCTCGGACGATTGCCCGAGAAGCATCGTCGTTGGAGCCCGCGCTGGCCAAGTCACGCCGTGCAGTCCATGAGTACCAAGCGAAGACTCACGGTCCCTTCCTACGAGAAGGAGTAGAAAAGGCTCTCTCAACCGTCCCGAAGGTGAAGAAGGCTGCCCCCACAGCTCTCGTTCCTTTGGAGGAGGCCGCTAAAAGGGGACCGAGCTTCGCATCGAAGATCATCTCCAAGCTCAAAGATGTAGCTCCGTACGCGGCCATCGCCGGCGCACCCATTGCCGGCGCCGCCGGTCTCGGAGCTCTCAGAGCCCACACCTATCAGAAGGCTCGAAAGACAGAACCCACTGCTGAGCGCACCTTGAAAGGTGCTTGGGGTGGAGTCAAAGGCGGGTTGACTGGAGCCGCTCTGGGGACAGGTCTGGGTGGCGTCATGATGGCGCCTTTGGTTCTCCCTGGAGTACTTCGAGCACTCGCATTGAGAAAAGCCCACCCCGGATATGCCGCCAGCGCGATGCGCTCAGCGATGTCTGGTGCGCTTCCAGCCGCTGCGGTCACAGGTACCGCTGGAGGTCTGCTCGGAGCTACTCATGGTGGGTGGAGGGCCATCCAGGGCGACATCAACAAGGAAAAGCAGAAGGAGTACCGAGTGCGAAAGAAAGAAGAGGCGAGTGGAAAAACGGTGGAGGCCTCCAGCAAGAAGGCTTCTCTCCACTCTGCACTGGTCGCGCTCCACAATGAGTACGGCCCACCGAAAGTGAAGCACGCAGCCGCTAACTACTTCTTCTACGACATCAATCGAGGAGAGCGGGACGCAGAGGCTCTGGGAGCTCCGTTCTGCAAACTTGCCGCGCGGAGTGATGTGGACCCGTGGGATATGGCCATGGGAGTCACGATCAAGTTCGAGCAGCTCGAGAAGATGGCTCAGGCTCGCGGGGCTGGCGGTGACTTGGCTCGGTTCTACATGAGCTGGGCAGACGAGATCGTGAAGAAGGCCGGTCTCCTAGATACCGCTATCCGGGTGGGACGGGCTGCCAAAGCTGGAGTAGGGGCCGCTATCCCGAAATCGTCCAAGAGCTTGATGAACGCCGCCGTCAAGGCAGAGCAGGCTGGGGCTCAGATCCCCGCTCGAACAGGGGTTCGTCAGGCTGTAAAGTCATCCCTGGCTGAGTCGCGCGCTCTTCAACAGGCCGGGGGCGGAAGCATCCGGCGTGGAGAGCAGCTCGCCAAAGCAGACCCAGGCTTGCTGAGTGCAGGCCGACAACCCCCCATCACGTACGCTCCTCCGCCAGCCGCCCCAACAGGTGCTGCTTCAGCGGCAGGGGCTGGGATGAAAACCGCACCTCAGGGCATGAGTAGGGCTAAGAAGCTCCTGCTCGGCACGGCAGGAGGACTGGGCTTGGGCGCTGGTATCGGCGGCGCTTCCTATGCTCTGAGTCCCTCCGAACCACAGTTCCAAGGAGGCTAGTCATGTTGGACCAGTACATTCAAGGTTTGGTCGTTGAGGCCAATGCAAGGAACAAGCTCGACGCTCACCTCGAGGGGCTGGCCAAGCAGGCTGCCGCCGAGGCTGAGATGGAGGCTTTTCTCGAAAGGGCCACTGCTGCAGAGCTCGCCAAGATGGCGGGTGTCGTGCTGCCGGCGAGCACTTGTCCTCAGTGTGCGTCGGAGATGCAGAAGCTCGGCAGCGTCTACCACTGCGCGTGCGGGATGATGAAGCGGGCCAAAGAGCTCCCTCCCGAGCTCGCAGAGAACGCGGCGAAGACCCAGTCAGTCCAGGACCCTGACAAGCCGGGGGCGGAAGTCCCGGCCAAGCCGGCCTCTGAAGAGAAGCCGGAGAAGGAGTCCAAGTGCAAGACAGCGTCCATTGCCAACTTCGCTGAGGCTGTCATCGTCGCAGACGGGAACGTGAAGCTCGCCTTCGACGTCCTGGCTCAAGCTGGCTTCGAGGAGCTCGGCTTCACCCAGGAGGACATCGAGAAGAACGCTTTTTTGGGCAAGGCTTTCCAAGGCCTGGGAGCTGGACTGAAGGGTGCCTGGGGTACCCTCAGGGCCGGAGCGAAGGCCGGTGGAGGTCTAGGGGCAGCCGCCCGTGAAGCTGGTGGCGCCATGAAGACCTTCGGGAAGGACGTCGGGTCTGGCGTCGCCAACGTCGCGCGTCAGGTGCCTGCTAAGGCCAAGGAGGTCCAACAGACCTACCAGGGCGCTCGAGCGGGCCAACCTGGTCTCTTTGGCACGTCTCTGATGGCTACCCCCGGCAAGGGTGTCGGTGGTGCGCTCATGGAGACCGCCAGGGCACACCCAGGGGTGGCCATGGGCCTGACGGGAGCAGGGGCTGGCGCTGCCGGCTTTGGGCTGGGCAAGCTCAGCTCCGCCAGGGAGCTCGTCGAGGTTGGGGACGCCGCGGGCCGACTGATGGCCAAGACCGCCCTCGAGCTCGACCCGGCCGAGGTCGGGGAGGCTATCGAGGCTGCCAAGGAGCGCGAGGACATCCCTGGGCGAGCTCGTCGATGGGGCGCCGCCGGCGCCGGTATCGGAGGGCTCGGAGCGGGTGCCCTGGGCGCTCTCGGAGGCATGGGAGTCAGCAAGATGCTGGGTGGCAAAGGCCGGATTGCGGCCCCACTGATCGGCGCGGCTCTTGGCGGTACCGGGGGAGGAGTCCTCGGACACCGAATCGGAACGGAAGAGGGTGCTGAGGAGGCTGCGGCTGACCGACTCGTCTCCATGCTGCGAGGCCGTCGAGCCTACATGGCTGGTGGGCAGCAGGGGTATGCTCAGGGGCTCCAACGGGGCTTCAACGTGGGCCGAGGCGTCCCAGGCCGCCCTCAGTAGGGGCACAGACGAAAACGGGTGGGGTTGAGAAAACAGCCCTGGTCGGTGCCCTAACACACCCGCTGGCAATCGGGACCGGTCTCGGCGCCCTCGGTGGTGCCGGCATCGGGTACCTCGCCTCAGATGAGGATGACCCGACCAACATCCGCCTGCGCAAGACTTTGGTGGGTGCTGGTACGGGCGCGGGCATCGGAGCGCTTGCTGGCGGTCTGTCTGCGTCTGGTGGGATCCCTATGGAGCAGGTGAAGAACATCACGTTGTCCAGTCACGCTCAGGGCTTCGGGGATGCTCTTCGCAAAGCAAGTGGCAACCCTGACCTGGCCAAGGAGATCCTGAGCAAGATGGAGCCCAAGATGAGGGACCAAGTCATCAAGAGCTTCAACAAGGGCTGGCTGGCGAGGTGGTTTGGAGGATGATCAGCATCACCCAAATACACGTGAGGAGCTACGACCTCGATCATCTCGACATCTTCTGGGAGATCCCGGAGATTTCTGAGCAGCTCGAGGACTATGACTTCTTCGTGTTGAGGAGCACGGACGGCGCTGCCGGTCCGTTTGAGGTGCTTGCTGGTCCGTTCTACAACACGTTCCATTTCCGAGACATTGACGTCCACATGCTGAACAAGTGGCGTCAGTACTACTACAAGATCCGAGTCGTCCATCGCTCTTCTCAGAAGGCGAAAGAGTTTGGCCCTCAATGGCTCCGCGCGCAGCCGGATCTGTTGGGGCTCGAGTTCCAGCGTCGTGAACAGCTTCTCTTCCAGGAGTTCAATGGCCGGATAGCGTTTCTCTTTCCTGCCCTCACTTTTGGACAGAGGTGCGGACACTGTTGGGACCTCGGCCCCAAGAACAACACCATCGGAAGGTCGAAGCATCAGAACTGCTCGACCTGTTTCGACACGACTTTCGTCGGGGGCTTTGCGTCTCCGATTCTCTTCTACGTGCAGATAGACCCATCCCCCAAGTCGGTGCAGATCACTGAGATGGGGGAGGATCAATTCGTTCACTCCACCGGGCGCACCACAGCCTTCCCGCCAATCAAGGCGAAGGATATTATTGTGGAAGCGGAGAACAAGAGGTGGCTCGTGAACAGCGTCAGCGGCACGGAAAAGTTGAGAGGGTCTGTTCGTCAAGAGATGCGGCTGTTCGAGCTACCCAGGGACGACATCAAGTACAAGGTGCCTGTGGACTTTGATCTGCTACGACAGCATTCACCAAGCCGTGCGTTCACGCGGCCCATGTGTTTGCAGGCTGAGCAGTTGGAGCCCGTAGCTGACGCCTGGGAGACCGAAGGATGATTCCGAGCATGAGAGCTTTCAGTGATGAGCTCATGCTCATCAAGCAGGCCGAGGAGGAGAAGCACAAGTCCGAGCTTCCCGGCATGCTCAAGAATAGGTTCCTCAAGTCAGCACCGTTGTTCGCCCTGGGTGGCGGGCTTGGAGCTGGAGCTGGGTATCTACTGGGAGAGAAGACTCGCCCGTGGCTACTCAAGAACATGACCCCCGGCGGTCGCAGTGCAGCTCTGGCTGCTACGACAGGTCTGGGGGCAATAGGGGCAATCGCTCTTTGGGAGGCGATGAGAACCGCGGAGAAGGCTGACAGGGATGCCACCAAGCGAAACAGTTAGAGGATTCGAGCACGGCCATGCGTTGGCCTTGGCTGAAGACCCCATGCTTCAGCTCACGCGAATCTTCGTCTACTTCCTTCAGAACCTCTTCAGAGAGGCTCCAGAGGGAATGGGTATGCGCTGGCGTCCGAATGAGGAGACCACCGAGCTCATCATCAGTGACCAGAAACCGCGTCTCGACGCCTGTGAGAAGAAACCACATATAACATGTGTATTCGGAGCAGGTCAGTGGGCAGGTCTTGGGCTAGACCAGTTCCAAAAAGGTAAGCCCATGTCGAACGGGGAACGTACGCACACGGACCTCGTGTCTTCGACGGTCGCCTACCACTGCCAGGCTCGTGAGGGGCTCCATGCCCGTAGACTGGCTTGGAACGCCTCGTACTTCACGAATGTGTTCCGTCGAATCATCATGAAAGGCGGAGGTCTCCACCATGTCGGAGTGAGACATCAGATAGGACCAGAAACGGGACCGACGGCGTTCACCGGACCGCTCGCAGAAGAAAAGATCGTTTCGGTGGTCGCAACTATACCGTTCTATTGGCAACCCCAGTGGCTTATAAGGGATCCATCAACTGTTTGGAGGTCGATGGTGATGAACTTCAGCGTAGGTAAGCCGGCACGTCGCTTCAGCGCAGGAGAAGCTGCGCAGTTGAAGCGCGCGTCGATTTACGGACGCCCAGTTCAGCCGGTCCCAACCAGGCCCGAAGAACCGAGCTTGCATCAGACGATGCGACTCGACAAGTATGCAGGAGAGGAGTAGGTCATGGCCGCAGAGCTTCCTCGCCCCGGAGTAGAGGTAGTCCAAGAGTTTGTGTCGGCGGCGCCGACCATCGTCACTCCGACGTTGGTACCGTGCAACGTCGCACCCTTTTTCGAGGTCATCGAGGCGCTCGCGTCCGACGGCACTCTGAATGACGATGCCAAGCTGCCTGGCTTGTACGAGCAGCTCGAGCAGACTGTCCTTCAGTCGTCGTTCCCGTCGCCGCGTGGCAACATCGATGAGGTCAACGTCCTCGAGGAGACCATCAGGTGCTTCTTCGAGTTCGGTGGCGCTCTCCAGGAGCTCTCGCAAGAGTCTGCCTTCCTGGTGGCGTTCAACGACCCGGAAGTTGCCACCCGACCCTGGGTGGAGGGTACCGGCTCCTACGCTGCGTCCTTGCCCAACGGTGGGTACGACGTGGACGGTCGGACTCTCATCCTGCACCTCAACAGCCACACGGCACTGCCTCCGACAGCCGGGACTCTCCCGACGTCGGAGAACATCGTCGTCACGTTCTCGGCTGCCACCCCTGGTGGGAGGTTGTCGTTGGACGAGGTCATCGACCAAGTCAACGCTTTGGTCCCGAACCTGGCGTCCAAGGGTACTGGCGATGACGTCTTGAAGCTCACCTCGACGAAGTACGGGGCTGGCGCGTCGGTTGTGGTCCGGTCCACCGGGTCCGCCAACACTGGCACCGACCGTCTGGGCTTCGATGCGAGCTCTGACTCCATCGCAGTCGGCTCTGGCTTCTATGCCAGTGACGACTATGACGGTGACCAACAGAGTCCGCGGCTCAAGGTCTACGAGGGCCAGCAGCAAGGCACCCTCGCAGCTCCGGGCTCCCAGCAGATCGTACCCCCGAACTTCCTCGACAGCAGCATCGAGGTTGGTGACGACGTCACCGCTGACGGAGTCAGCATCGGGGAGATCTCTATCGTGGAGAGCGACCAGCTCACCATGGAGATCGAGCAGAGCATTATCAGCCATGACAACCCGTTCGCCCCTCGACGTGTTCGGGTCCAAGCCAACGATCTCGTCTACCCCGCGCCGGCGGCGAGTGGCGCTGCCTACATTCTGGGCACCACGCAGACAGCGAGAGCCACCCCGGCATTCGTCGTCTGCCAGAACCCGTTTGTCGGTACCGCCCTCCCCAGCGAGAGCATCGATGTCGATGTGACCGTGGCCGGAGTGGCACAAGCCACGGAGACTGTGAGCTCCGGGGCAGGTGACTGGACGACTCTGGCTGCCGCTGTGACCAGCATCAACGGGCAGGCGACTCTCTTCGAGGCGTACGAGTCCAACGATGTCGGTGACGAGGTGGCCACTGGTCTGGGTACCCATCTCGCGTTCCGCACCAAAGCCAACAACACTGGCAGCGGTGCAGCGGTCACCGTCTCTGACACTACGGTTCCTCAAGACGGTGCCAACGCCTGGGACTACTTGGGCATGGACTACCCGTTCTCAGCCTTTGGCGACATCGGGGAGAACATTCGGTTCCTCAGCGGTTCCTTGCCCCAGGTGACGGACGCCCAGTCCTGGGCCCTCGGTGGAGCCCGCGTGGCGACCGAGACCATCACCTACACACCCACCGTCAAGGGGGTGGTGAAGGCGGCAGAGAGCATCACCTGGTCAGCTTCGCACGCCGGCGACTCTGCAGGTCTCACTGCAGCCGTAGCCGACTGGAACAGCCAGGCGATCTACACGGAGGCGTACGAGTCCGACAGCGCAGGTATCGAGGCTCAGTCTGGTTCCGGCACTCACTTCTCCATCCGAGCTCGAGGTGAGAACTTCGGCTCCACGGCGGAGATCGATGTGACCGCCACGGACAGTATCCCGACCATCGCCATCGGCACCTACGCTGGCGTGGATACCGTGGACATCGACGGACAGAACTTCCAGTGGTCGTTGGATGGCAACCCCCACGTCTTCGATGTGGTCTTCGTGGCCGATGAAGACGACGGTGGGACGTCACTCCAGTCGGTGCTGGACAAGATCAATGCGGAGACGCCGAACGTGGCTGTGGCCTCGAGCGACTCGCCCCCGCTCCTGAAGATTGCCAGCCAGAAGGTTGGCGAGGCGTCTCGGGTGATCATCGGTTCCGGTACCGCCAACACGGGTCTCGGGTTCACGGATGACGACGACTCCGAAGCCACCAGCAATGGCGAGGCCGGTACGGGCCGTCCTGCTCCGGACCTCGGCATCGGCCTCTACGGCGAGGCGGTGATCCAAAGCCAGATCCTTCGGGACGGGCTGACGGGTGTTCCGTTTGACCCAGGCTTCGCCCCCATCCTCATCACCTACAAGGGTCTGAGAATCGATCTCAGCCCGGATGCGGACAACCCGGCCTTGCTGACCATCGACGACATCTCCACTTTGGAAGAGGCCGCCGACCCGATCAGCACGGACAACCCGGGCTCCCTGATGACCTACCTCTCCCTCCTGAACGCTCCGGCCGTTACGGTCGCAGCCATCGGTGTGCCGGAGGTGTCTGCGGACGCCCCCGATGGTACTCCGCTCGGCTACGCCAAGTGCGCCGAGTTCCTAGAGAACGAAGAGGTCTACGCCATTGCCACGGCGTCGCAGCTCAGCACGGTCCACCAGACCTTCCTGACGCACGTCAACGTGATGTCGGAGCCCGAGCAGAAGGGCGAGCGTATCTACTTCTTCAACCCACCGATCCCAGATCGCGCGTTGCCGACGATCCTCGGTTCCGGTACCGACCTCAACACCACGCCGACTGCCAACGAGTGCACGGTGGAGGTCAACCTGGCTCCGGCGCTCATCGCAGCGGGCATCGATCCCAACTCGGACATCAACCCGGTGACCGGGGAGATCGAGAACGAGGTCTACCTCGACATCGGTGGAGACGACAAAGCGTACCTGGTCCAAAAGGTGGACAACGGAACGATCATCACGCTGCGGACCGACTTCGGTACCGGAGACGGGAACGACGACTCGTTCTACAGCGTGGATGACTTCCCGACTACGGTCATCAGCGATGACTGGTCGGTGTCCATCCGCGGTGTCCAGCTCCTGGTGTCGGGGACAACCAAGCCAGACCGGAACAGGATCTCCGAGACCATCGCTTCGGCGGCCTCGGCGTACGGTTTCCGGCGCGGTTTCTACGTCCACCCCGACCAGTGTGGGATCAACATCACCGGGCTCGAGCAGTTGGTGGAAGGCTACTACGCCACCTCTTGCATCGTGGGCATGGTTGGGCAACTGCCTCCACAGCAAGGGTTCACCAACTACCCGATGACGGGTCTGACCAGGGTCGTGGGGTCCAACGACAAGTTCACCAATCGTCAGCTCAACGTGATGGCTGCCGGCGGTGTCTACATCCTGGTGCAGGACGCCCAGGGTGCCCCGGTCATCTGCAGGCATCAGCTCTCGACGGACATGACGTCCATCGAGACCCGCGAGCTGTCGATCACGAAGGTGGTGGACTACACCGCGAAGTTCATGCGGGCAGGCCTGCGGAACTTCATCGGTCGGTCCAACATCACTCAGGGGTTCTTGGACAACCTCTCGACCATCGTGCAAGGCCAGCTCAACTTCCTCGTCGAGGGCGGAGTGCTGATCGGCGCGGACATCAACAACCTCATCCAGGATGCAGACAATCCGGACACGGTGCTCATCGACGTGACGCTCGACGTACCGTTCCCGTGCAACTACATCCGGTTGACTCTCATCATCTGAGGACGTAGCGAAAGCGACGACTCTGGTGGTAGGCTCTTAGAGGAGAAGGAGAACAGGCCATGGCAACATTCAGTGAGTGGAAACCATACGAACGCTTCGTTCAGTCCGGTCTGGTCGATGGCCAGTTCCTGAACGCATCGTTCACGATGTTGGCCGCAGGTCCGCCCAGGTTGGCGAACCTCGGTGCTGGTACCGGTTTGGGTGAGTCCCTCACCGGTGGGCAGGCAGACGACATCGTCTACCCTATCGGCATCGTCCAGAACTTCAACCTGAGCCACAACCGGCAGTTCAACCGGGTGTGGGAGATTGGGTCTGAGCGGAGCTTCTTCATCTCCGGCCGCACGGTTGGTCAGATGGGGTTGAGCCGCATCATGTACCATGGCCCGTCTCTCCTTCGGGTTCTCTACGCCTACTACCAGGATCTCTTCCCTCCCACGGTGATCCCTTCTGTTATCGCAGCGGACAACCCCGGTGCGAAGCACGTGGCGAACCCCCACGACGTGAAGATCGCTCCTGGGTACGAGAACCTCTACCTGAACCTGGCCTCTGACCTGTTCAACCAGCCGGTCGGCATGATGGTGTACCTCCGGGACAGCAACGAAGACACGGTGGGCTCTGTCTACCTGGAGTCGTGCTACATCCCGAATCACACCATGGCGACCGACGCACAAGGGACGATCATCCAGGAGAACGCTGCTGTGCAGTTCGAGCGCGCGTTCGCCGTGGCCGTCTCTGCGTTGCCGCTGGTGTCCCTGGGAGCCCCCGAAGGCACGGCAATCGGTCTGTAGGCCTGACAGATGATTCTGAGGGCCTCCAGAGCCGCTGGTGAGCTCTCCAAGAGGGCAGCCAGCGTTCCGGGCATTCCCGGCCTAGCAGGCGAGGGAGGGGCCACTCTGTTGACCTCCAACCCCGCCGGCACCGATGGGAGGCTCCAGAACCTCGCTGCGCCTCGGGCGAAGCTCAAAAAGCTGCAAGCAGCTCGAGCTCACGCTCCTCGCCTTGGACCACCTTCTCCGTAGCTTGGGGTTGAATCTCAGGATTGGTCTCCCGGATTCGGCCCTGCCCCAGCCGGGTTGGCCTGCTCGGCTGGGGCGCTTTTCCGGGTCCCGGAATTACCTCTTCATGGGCTGATGCCTGGTCTTGACCTGTCGGTACGTGGCCAGGAAGTCTGGGTCTGCGGTCCTCTCGAGCGTCTGCTTGTAGTCTCTGACCACCCCACGAAGAACGTTGGAGAGGCTGGCTTGCTTCCCGCTCCTCTTTCGGATGATGGACTGCAGGTGTCTGAGGAACTCGAGCTCGGACTCGGAGAACTTGACGAAGGTACGGTACATGAAAGGTTCCACCTTTCTTCGGGATAAGACTTTCGCTTGGTACCCCTTCAATAGCGGTTGAGGATCACCCAAGTCAGTTACATTCTTGCCCCAGTTCTTGAATAATGGTGTACCACAAGTTGACCTTCAACCGTGAGAGACGTAGGAGGATCAGATGGAAGAAGCAAAGGGTCCGGAAGTTCCAACGGTCGAGCTCACCAGGAACAACCTGGAGACCCAAGCAGCGATTGAGATGTTGGGGGCCATCGCAGCCGGGGGCCTGAAGGAGTACGGCCAAGCCACCTTCATCATGCGCCCGGATGGGGGCGTGGCATTTGCCAACCCCCTGCACGTCCACGTTCACCCAGACGCTGTGCCCGATCTGCCAAAGAAGAGGTTCCGTACGGTGAGACCAATCCTCGGCACCGGACGTCCGGTGTTCGTGGTGTGGAAGAACTCTGTCCTGTGGGAGATCGAGTTTATCGATGAGCCTAAAAAAGACGCAGGCGGCTAAGATCATCGAAGAGCACTTCCGCTATCTGAGCAGCGCACGGGTGAAAGGGGATGACGTCCCTGTCTCTGCGCGCGAGGCTGGCAGAAGGATGGTGGAGATCTACCGCCTACTGACCGGGGAGATGCCGCAGGCCGCAGGCATCGAAGAGGAGTACCACGGGGACGAGCTCCCTGGCGTCGAGTTCCCCTCGCCGCTCGAGCGCGACCCCAACGAAGTTTTCTACGTCCATCCAGGACAACCAGACATTTTGATTCCGGGAGACCAACATGGCAACGACCAAAAAAGCATCACCGAAGAAAGGCCTCGTGAAGTTGGAGGACGGCGGACTCGCCGCCTACTTGGACCTCATCGAGATTGAGGAGGGCTTCAACCCTCGCACGAAGAAGAACATGGTTCCTGACGAGGAGCTCTTGGATTCTGTTCGGGCGCGAGGTGTGGAGAACCCCATCCACGTCCGACGCAAAGAGGGCAGCAACAAGCTCTTCATCGTCGACGGTCATCGCCGCGCGCTCGCGGCTTCCTTAGCCTACGAGAAGGGCTCGAGCGGGCCCATTCGAGTCGTGGACCACGGCTACATCAGTGACCGGGAGGCAAAGCTCCTCGCCTTGACGGCCACCAGCTATGGCAAACCGTTGACGAAGCGAGAGCTCATCGGGGTGATCGAGTGGCTGTCGAAGGACGGGATGTCCCCCGTCGAGATTGGCAAGGCACTCGGCCGAAACAAGACCGTCATCTACGAGTACCTGGCAGTCGCCACGAAGGCGTCGCCCAAGCTCAAGACGGCGGCGAAAAAGAGCGTCAAGGAGGGAGGTGTCTCCCCACGAGCTGCAGCGCAGGCTTCCCAACTTCCGAAGAAGGAGCAGGACAAGCTGGCCAAGAAGATGGGTGGGAAGTCCGAGAAGGAACAGATGGAGGACGTGCGAGAAGCGAAAGAGCGCGTGCGCCCCAAGAAGGCTCCTTCCATCAAAACGGGTCCGTCTGCCGGCGCAAAGCCAGACGTTCGGGGCCGTCTCCCTGGCGACAAGGAAGAGGTCAAGTACAAAGTTGCCTCGGACTACAAAGAGAGGTGTCAACTTCTCGAACAAGAGGTTACAAAGCGACTGAGGAGAGCACCTAGCAACAAAGAGCTGCTGGGCATGTCCAAAGTCATTGCCTGCATCAAAGGCAGGATGAAGGTCGAGGACGTGTTCCGGTGGGACGGAGTGTAACATGGCAGGCAACACGAAATTTATGGGCTTCACTCCCGACGGCAAGGTCCAGTTGGAACGTTGGGGAGGGAAGTCTACGGTCGCAGTGTCACCCGAGAGTCTTTCCGCTCTCAGAGTTGCGTGCTACAGCGAGCTCCCCAAAGGGCCGCAACAAAGGAGGAGGGATGACCTTGATGACTTCCACGTTGGTTATGACGAGCAAGTGGGCCGTGTCCGTGTGGATATGGATCCTGCGACCGCCGCGTACCTTGCAGACCGCCTCGAGTTCTTCAGAGACGACGAGGTGGTGGAGAAGATCGCTCCTTGGGCGAATGACCTAAGGGTAGCTGTTCAGGCTCATCATGACTACCACAACACTGACGGAGAACCGGGGATCGAATGAGAGATCTACTGTTGGACGTCGACGGTGTCTGCGCTGACTTCTCGGGAGCTCTGATCTCTGCAGTGGGGTCCGACCTCAAGGTCGAGAATGTCACCCGCTGGGACATTCTGGGTCTGTTCACCATCGAACAGAGAGAGCTCGCCTACGACTACTTGGCCGACCCTGAGTTTTGGAGAAGCCTTCCAGTCATAGAGGGGGCAGAGGAAGGAGTTCCTGTCCTCGAGGTGACGCACAACATTTTGTGGGTCACTTCTCCCTGGGCGAGCTGTGAGGGATGGGAAGACGCTCGACGTGCTTGGTTGAACGAGCACTTCAACATGGACGAGAAAGGGCAGCCGTACCACCCCAGATCGGACAAGGAGAACATCGCCGGCGACGCGATGATCGATGACAAGCCGAGCAATGTCGAGAAGTGGGCAGCGGCTCACCCGAAGGGAAAGGCGTACTTGTTCGACGCGCCCTACAACCGTGACTTCGATTGGCCCCGCATCACATGGGACCGAATCCTGAAGACACGTAGCCTTTGGGGTGCGCTATGAATCCGCTCAACCTCCCCTTCGGCAGGAAGCCCAGGAAGGAGCCTCAGGAGAAGGTTCCCAACTTCTTGGGAGTGAAGACGGAGGCAGTCAGAGACGATGCTGGCGCTGAGAAGTTCATCATCATTTCGGTAGGAGGACTCAAAGGCATCCCCGCCGGAGAGTTCAAACTGGCCTGGGTAGAGGGGCAGTCGTTGGGCGTCTACCTATCCAGGATCAAGATGAAGCGCGCGGCCATCTATGCGGCCGTGAGGAACCCCGACAGACTCGAGCTCGGTCGATTGAGGATGACGTACATCCCTGAAGAGGGAGATCGCATCACCATCGGCAACGCTCAAGTCAGCTCGGCACTGACCTTTCAGAGGTCAAACCACAACGCGGAAGCCGTCGCCCGACGCATGGGTGGGGGCGCACGCATCGTAGAAGCGCCCCTTGTTGGGCGTAGAAAGAAATAGCACCGGAGGAAAGGATGAAGACTGGACCAGTCGCATGGGTTGAAGGAATCATTGGCGCAGGAAAGAGCACATTGGCGGAGATCCTCTCCAAGGAGTTGGGCCTTCGAAGGTTCCTCGAGCCCGTAGACAGCAACCCGTACTTGGCAGATTTCTACAAAGACCCCAAACGCTGGGCGTTCCCGATGCAGATCGAGCTGATGAGTCATCGGTACGCCATGCAGAAGGAGGCGGCCTACGGAGCGGCCCGAGGGTTCGGCGCGGTGCTGGATCGAGGAATGCCCGGTGACCGTGTGTTCTGCAAGCTGCACATGCTCGCCGGCAACATGGATGAGCGAGAGTGGGACACCTACGAGCGGCTGTACGAAGTGATGGCCTGCTCGCTGACGGTGCCCTCCATCCTCATCTTCCTGGACGTAGATCCAGAGGTTGCACTCGAGCGAGTGAAGACGCGCGCCCGTGGGGCCGAGGTGGGAATCGACTTGAAGTACCTGAACGACTTGCGCAAGGGGTATCTCGACCTCATGTGCGAGATCGAAAGTGGAGCTCACCCATGGAGCAAGGGAATGGAAGTGATGCGGCTCGCTTGGAACTCGGACCACCTACCGACCGGTCCTCTGATCGAGGAGCTGGCTCACAGGTTCCGGATCCAGCGACCCGTGAACGACAACTCGCCTTCGTGAAGCAGCACGTTCTGGCGAAGCTCAAGAGAGTCGTCGAGGGACTCGAGTCTGGGTCTCTCGACGTTGAGATGTACCACGACCACAACGAAACAGGGCACTCAGAGATGAACGTCATCCTCATGGGGGACTTCCTCTGCGCCTACCATCGTGTGCATCTCGTAGCGACGGAAGATTGGCCTACCCACCTTGGGTAGCGCAAGAACGGTCAATCCCTCGTCATAAGTACCCTAGTAGTACTCCCTAACATTTCACTGGAGGATTGTGATGGCACTGATTCATCATGACGGCCGGGACTATCGTGTCGCGGCAGAGGCAGCGGGCCTGTGGGCCCGAGACAAGATTGAGGGCCAGATCCGTGCTGGCCGAGAAAATGGAATGGAGACCATTCGGCAGGTGTTGAACACCGTGCCGCAAGACTTCATCCCCTACCACGACGAGATGACCTTCAAGGCTGAGGACAAACACCTCGTTTTGTCGTTCCCGGTCAAGGTGGACGGGAAGGTCGAGCAGAAGACGGTGCCCATGCACCGGAACGCCGTTGGCCAGATGGTGGACCCCATCAACTACGGGAGGACCATCAAGCTGCCCAGCCCGGCCAAGATGACCGACTTCGTGATGGACGAGCCAGAGGTCCTCGAGGACTGGGCAGGGATGCTCAACAAGCTCTACCGGAAGACTCTCAAGAGGGACCGTAGGTCTCTTGTGCGCGTCGTCAACGACCGGGCCATGAGCATTCTGAGTCCGAAGTACCGACGCCTCAACTCCGGGAGGCTGGTGGAGGCCTTCGTGGCGGCCATCCGTCAGTACGACGCCCACATCGTCACCGGTCGGGCGTTCGATACGTTCTTCTACTTGAAGGCGCTCCAGCGCGTCATCTACGAGCCCCTGAAGGGGGAGGTCATGGCCTTCGGCGTCGAGTTCCGGCACGGGGACCATGGCAGCTCCAAGCTGTGGCTGCGGGGCTTCGCAGAGAGGCTGCGCTGCACCAACCTGATGATGACCGACACCTGCTTCTCTGAGGTCCACCTCGGGGCGCCGCTGCCGGACCACATCGAGTTCAGCGACAAGACGATGCAGTTGGACACCGAGGCCCGAGCTTCGGCCATGACCGACGTCATCAAGAGCGTGTTCGAGCCCGAGTACGTCAACGCCAAGATGGCTCGGATCGAGCAGGCCTCCAAGGAGAACGTGGATGGTGACGCCATCCTCGCTGGCCTGGTAGAGAGGAAGCGCATCACCAAGGGTGAGGCAGAGGAGACCAAGAAGAAGTTCCGCAGCGCAGACACCGAGCTCTTGCCGGCTGGTGACAGTGCCCTGCGACTGGCGAATGCGCTCTCGTTGCTGGCTCAGGAAGTGGAGCCGGAACGCGGGCTCGAGCTCGAGGCCCTGTCGGGTCAGGTCATCGGTCTCGATTCGAATGAAGAGGCAGACCCGAAGAAGCTCAACTAGCCGGCACGCCGTCGGCACACATGGCGTAAAGCCAGGAGGAAGAAAATGGCGAAGAAGCAGGAAGTGAAAGAGGTCATCATCGTTGGGTCGAAGACCAAAGACATCGTGAAGAGTCTCGACTGCAACACGGCTGGGGACTTCATCGAAGCCCTGTCCGACCGGGCGCACGAGATGGTTCACGCCGCCGTCGAGCGTGCCAAGGCCAACGGGCGCAAGACCGTTCGGGCCACGGACCTCTAGTGGTTTGCCTGGGGGCGCACGCATTGTGCGCTCCCAGGCGTAACCTTTAGCCATGGCTTTCAGATGGATACATGTACTCCGTCGGTACGATGAAAACCGAGAGGGGTTCTTCTACCTCTTTCGATTCCCCTTCAATGAGGAGCTCAATGAAGAGCTCAAGACTCGAATCCAACCAAAGGGAGACCGGTTCTTCTATCCCAAGACAAAAGCGTGGCACATCGCAGAGAGGCACGTAGATCTTGCTGAGGAGATCATTCTGAAGCACACCGGTCTGCGAGTCTGCAGCACGTGTCGAAGAGGAGATTTCTGCAAAGCATGGTCCCACTTGGAAGACGAGGATCTCTGGGAACGAAAGGCCCCGCCCTGGGCTGACAGCGAGTGGGAGCACGTGACTGATGACTACGATTACTACGAGCACGTCAAACAGGAATGGGAGGATGATGGTACGAAGGACAACTTCTTCCACGGGAACTTCCGTCAGAAAAAGGAAGAAGAGCAGAAGAAGGAACATGGGGACGACTTTCGCGGGTATGGAACGCGCCATTGTGAGACGGAGAGTGAGCGCGCCAGCGCTCAAGAGAAGTACCAGCAGTGGGTGAACGAGCAGGCTGCGCGCCGAGCTCGGGAGCGGGCCCAGTATGGGCAGAGGCACTACGACCGCAACGCTTACGCTGGTCAGGGTCAACAACGGAGCTGGAGACAGCAGGCCAAGCAGCCAAACTTTGACAGCTTGTTCGACGACCCAGAGGTCCCAACCGGAGATCAGAGATGGTACGATCCTGGAAAGAGAAGGGACTCAAGATGGGCAATGCGGGTGCTGGGACTGACAGAGCTGCCTGACAAGGCTACTTTGAAGTCGGTCTTCAGGAAGCTGGTTTTTCAGTACCACCCGGATCGTGGAGAGGAAGGAAGTCACGACAAGATGGCACTCATTAACGCCGCCCGAGACTACCTCGACATGTTCATTTCAGGATAGAGTGAGCTCGATGGACGAAATAGGACTCAAACATCTGATCCGAGTGATAGGGTTGTGTCAGACGCCCCACGACTCGTGGTCCGATGAAGACAACAGGGCACTCAGACGTGCACGTGAGTACGTCCAAGAGGCTAGAAAGGACATAAGTGAAAGCGAGTGTACGAAAACAGGTTCTGGAGATGCTGGAGAAGGCTCCCAAAAGCAAGACGATCAAACGTCTTCGGGAGGAGTTTCAACGGAAGGGCTTCCTCTCCAAGAGGGAGATCCGGGAGCTCTCGAACCTGATGGCTGACACCCAGGCCGCATAGTTGACTCCGGAGTGTTCCCTCCGGTGACTTCGGGGTCTCGAAGAGGCTCCTCTGGCATTGCTGGGGGAGCCTCTTTCTGTCAACCCCTTCATTGACTTGCAAACTTGAGCCAGCCGCGGTTAGTGTCGGCCTCTTGGCTCTCATCAACCTGCGAGAAGGAATCATGCCCGGAAACGTAGTTCATGTGCCTTCGGACGTTCACGAACGCGCGAAGGCGTTTTGTAAGAAGCACGATCTCCACATGTCGAAGTGGGTGAGCACGCTCATCCTCGACGCACTGAAGAGAACGTCCCCGCCGATACCGGTGAAGGTGATCAAGGAGTCACCTACCCCTGTCCCGGTGGAGAGCAACAAACAACTTCCAGCCACCACCGGAGGATCGGATGGACACAGCCCCTGGGAACAACCCCCCTTCTGGGCAACCCCAGCAGAAGAAGAAGCGGCGAAGAAGAAGGCGGAAAAGGGCCGCCGACTCGCCGCAGCCGAGCGCGAATGGGAACGGGAAAACGGATTGGAAAGGCCTGGCGCTCGCCCTCCAGGAGAACGTCAAGCAGCTCGAGGAGAATCTGGCCCGACAGAGGGAGAAGTACAACTCTCTGAAGAGCAGGTTCAAAGTGCTGGCGGACACGAGTCTGGACGAGAGGGCAGCGGTGAAGCTGCGAGTCTTCAACCACCTTTGGGGCCAACTGATCAACTTCCAAGCGAAGTGCCCGGAGGACAAGAAGAGGATCGAAGAGCTGGTTGACCAGACGATGCCGGCGTTGAAGAACGCCGTGATCAGAGCTTCGAAGCCTATCGAGTGAGGGCGCCAGGCTGGAGGTTGGCAAATCTCTGGCCCTGCGATGACCACCCTGAAGGGCAGCCTGGCACCCCACTGTTTTTCTACATGACTGAATCACCGGAGGAAAGCGATGTTCATTTCAGTCGAAGGCCCTGACTGCTGCGGCAAGGGCACCCAATCAAAGCTCCTGGCTGAGCGCTTGGGAGCGAAGCCATTCAAGTTCCCGGACCGAAACACCCCTATCGGGGCGCTCATCTACAGCCACCTGTTCGAAGAGTGGCATGCCAGGCCCCTGGACGAGAAGCTCTCGGGGAAGAGAGAGGAGATCAACGCTCTCATGTTTCAGTGCATGCAACTCGCCAATCGGCTCGAGCATGCACATGACATCTCCACCACTCTTCTCGGGGGTCAAGATGTCGTGTCCGACAGGTACATCGCCAGCGGGATCGTCTATGGAGGGTCGGATGGCTTGGACCCTGAGTACATTTTGAGGATTCAGCAGTACCTACCCCAGCCAGACCTCAACATCCTGCTGGACTTGGACGTCAGTGACATTCGGACCCGCATGGAAGGTAGAGGGGACACCCCCGACCGCTACGAGAACCTCGACAAGCTCGCTGACATCATCCAGCGGTACCGCATGCTCTGGAAAGAGATGGCCATTCGGGAAGGAGAAGGCCGATGGATCATGTTGGACGCAAGAAAGTCGATGGTGGAGACAGCGGCAAACATCATCGAGGTGGTGAAGCAGTGGCATGCGTACACCACGGGGACGGGGAGATGGCCGAGCGATCAGCCGAACTTCTCCAACCCTCCGAGGTCGGCTGGGTGAGCCGCTTGAACACGTGGGCGGGCGGGTTGACTGGTACAGTAGTCATCGTCAACCTGGTCGTCCTCATCTGGCACGTCCGGGCTATCGAGAGTCGCTTGGACGAAACCGCCGACAAGGTGGTCAGCATGCAAGACGGGGTTGATGGCCTCGTCCGCATGTATCCGCAGAAGATCGATGAGGACATTCTCTACCTCAAGATCTTGGTTCGGAAGCCCACGGCTGACAAGTCCGTGGCCCGGAAAATCTCCTCTGTGGTGGCGAAGCACGCAAAAGGGTTCAACAGAGACCCCAACCTGGTGCTAGCTATCATTGAAGTGGAATCCAATTACCTCATCGAAGAGACGTCACCTGCTGGAGCCATTGGCTTGATGCAGGTCATGCCTCAGTGGGTGGAGGTCTTCGGTATCCGGTGCAACCTCAAGGACCCGGATTGCAACGTGCAGTCTGGACTTCGCCTGCTCGAGTCCTACGAGCAGCTCTACGGCAACCTCAAGGTTGCTCTCACGGTCTACAATCGTGGGCCGAGCCCAGTAGATTGGGCTTTCATCAAGGGCCAAGATCCTGACAACGGCTATGCCGGCAAGATCTTGAAGGCCTACGAAGAAATTCAGTCCCTATGAAAATCGCGTCAAAAGAAGCCCTCCATGTCGGAGGGACAAAGGCGTGTGGAGCATCAGATGTTCGTACCAAACAAGTACCAGGAGGCCGTATTCAACAACGTTGAATGCCAGAATGACAACATCGTGGTGGTGGCCAGAGCCGGCACAGGCAAGACCACTACCATCCTGCAGGCGGTAGACCTTTTGGACCCCGATGAGGACGGCACTATCCTCATCACCGCCTTCAACAAGGCCATCCAGAAGGAGCTCGATTCGAGAGCTCCTTCCCACGTGGATGTCCGCACTCTCCACAGCCTGGGATATGGCTGTCTCAAGAGAGTGGAGAACTTCCAGGTCGACTCTGACCGAACAAAGAGGCTCATCAGGAAGCTGATAGGAGGAGCAGGGTTCGCTCCCGGGAGGCAGTCCGCTCTCACGCGCCTGGTGGGGCTGGCGAAGAATACTCTCACCATGGATGCCCCAGGGCTGCAGGCGTTGGCCTACGCGCACGGCATCGATGAGCCAGAGAATCCTGCCAAGTTGCTTGCAGAGCTCACCTTGGTGATTTTGGAAGCGTGCAAGAAAGACCTGGCGTACATCGACTTCGACGACATGATTTGGCTTCCTGCCGTGATGGACCTGAAGCCAAAGTGCTACGACAACGTCTTCGTCGACGAAGCCCAAGATTTGAATGCGTGCCAGCGCTGGATGATTGAGGGCACGCTCAGGAGGGGTGGAAGAATCATCGCGGTTGGGGATGACCGCCAAGCCATCTACAAATGGAGGGGCGCCGGTGGTGACGTCCTGACTGACATCCAGAACCAATTCAACGCCACCAAGCTCCCTCTCTCCCTCACCTATCGGTGCCCCAAGAAGGTTGTGGCTCTTGCCAAGCGCATTGTGCCTGACTTCGAGCCATTGCCAGACGCCCCAGAAGGAGAGGTCATCTACAAGAGCATGGACGACATCTCGGTCGAAGCCACCCCAGGGGACTTGGTGCTCTCCAGGGTCAACGGTCCGCTCCTGTCCATTTGCTTGAGTCTGATTGAGAACGACGTGCCAGCGAAGGTGAGGGGCAAAGACATCGGGAAATCCCTCTCCGCTCTCGCGCGGAAGTCAAAGACGACTCTCACCAGTGAGCTAGCGTCATGGCTGAAGTCGTACCGAGCTCGGGAGAAAGAGCGCCTGCTGCCCGATCATGAGGACGCCTTCTCCATCCTGCAGGACAAGATCTACTGCTTGGAGATCCTCCTGAGAAAGCACACCACCGTGAACGAGCTGTGCCAGAAGATCGAAGAGGTCTTCTCTGACACCGACTCTACGGGCTACGTCTTGTGCTCCACGGTCCACAAGGCAAAGGGCATGGAGCGACCGAGGGTGTGGGTGCTGGCAGACACCTTCCGGTTGGGCAGCAATCGAGAGGAGGACAACATCTACTACGTCGCTATCACCAGGGCGCAGAAGGTGCTCGTCTTTGTTGGAGGTGGAGCTCCAATCAAGTCTTCTGGCCGAGAAGCAGTTTCGGACAAGCTCGACGTGCTTGAGCAAGAGGTCGAAGACGTCGAGCTCGAGGACGACTACTGGGATGAAGACGAGGAAGATGACGTCCTTTGCCTTCCTCCTCATGAGGAAGATGAAGACGAGGAAGACGAGGACTGGGGAGATGACGAAGACGATGAAGACCTCGACTGGTAATCTATGGGAGGTGCCTGATGTACGAGGCTGAAGCAAAAGAGGGGAGGGGCATTCCCCACCCCTGGAAATGCAAAGAAGACGTCCCAGAGTCTATCTGGAACGGCTTCAAATGGTGCTACCCGCGCTACGACGACGAGCAGTACCTCAGGGTGCTCAACGACAAGTACTACTGGTACTGGGTTCGGAGAGATGAGGAGCGTCGCGAGGAGAAAGCGGCCAAGCGGTTGGGAGGGGTTCCCCGAGCATCCTGCTTTGTCTGCGAGACGAAAATCAGCGAGGACCAGCTCGAGCGGGTTGGTCGTCTCTGCGCCCATCACGAGAACGAGCTCAGGCGTCAGGGGACTATGAAGGTCCACGGCATCGAGCTTCACTACACGGGAGACCATCAATGAGATTGGTAGCAGCGAGGTTCAACATCGAGTCACCCATTGACGGAGTGCAGATGTTGAAGAACATCGAGGAGGCTGGGCGCATCTGCTACCAGTCGACTCACAAGATCACGGAGGACAGCTACAAAGACTTCGTGAAGAACCTGCTCAAGCGAGGCCACCTTTCCGTGGTCGAGCACGAGTACGTTCGCGTCCGGTTCGTCGTGGACCGAGGAGTGACTCACGAGATCGTGCGCCACCGGCTGGCCAGCTACAGCCAGGAGAGCACGCGCTTCTGCAACTACTCCAAAGAGGTCTTTGGCGAGGAGATTGCTGTCATCGACATCACTCCCTTCATGGATGAGTTGCAGGCGTCCATCTGGGACGAGGCTATGAAGTCAGCCGAGAAGTACTACTTCATGCTCCTCAAAGCCAAAGCGAAGCCCGAGATCGCCCGGTCGGTGCTGCCCAACAGCCTGAAGACCGAGATCGTGATGACTTGCAACCTGCGTGAGTGGATGCACTTCTTCACGATGCGCGCGGCCAGGCCTGCTCATCCGCAGATGAGGCAAGTGGCCTGCCCCCTGCTCCTCGAGTTCAGGCGTCGCATCCCAGTCCTCTTCGATCAAGTTGGAGACCCCAACTGTGAAGACAGGGGGCTATGATGACTCTTCGGTACGCTATCGACATTCCGAACAGCCTCGACCCAGAAGACTGTTGGACGAACTACGGCTACTACGAGACTCACGAGGAGGCACTCAAACTCGCACAGCACATGTTTGGGGCTGACGAGGAGGGGCGCATCCAGATCGTGAATGAGCTGCCTCCCGACGAGGATGAGGACGAATGCGAATCGGACTCATAGCCTGTTCGAAAACGAAGTTGGACCACCCGGCGCCGGCGCAGGATCTCTACACCGGCCCGGTGTTCCAGCTCGCCAAAAAGTGGATCACCAAGCGAGCGCCAGCAGGCGTGCTCAATAGGTGTGATGAGTGGGGCATCCTGTCTGCCAGGTACGGTCTAGTGATGCCCGACCAAGTGATTGAGCCCTACGACCTTTGCCTTCGTGACCTTCCCCTTTTGCAGCGGCAACGCTGGGCGGACATGGTTCACGAGCAGCTCGTGGACAGGTGGAGCGAGCAGGCCATCTATCTCATCCTGGCAGGCGCTGAGTACAGGGCTGCCGTCAAGAACATGCCCATGGTAGAAGACGTCATCGAGTGCTGGACGCAGTGGCGAATCGACCGTGGGATGACTCGTCGAAGGGCCGCCATCAGCATTGGGGTACTCAAGAAGCTCTTGAAAGAAGACACGGGGTACTACTGATGACGACGAAAGAAGAGTTGATGGCCATCCGGTACGATATTCGAATCGACCGGACTGGCCTTTCACCAGGGCACGAGCTCGAGCTCGAGTGTGGACCACCGACTCCGTTCCCGTTGCCCAAGAATCCAACATTTCCATTTCATCCGGAGGAAGCAGATGACTGTAGGAGAGCTCTTGCAGCAGCTAGAGAACGAGGACCCAGAGAGCCTGGTGGTGATGGCGAAGGACAGTGAGGGCAACAGCTACTCACCCCTGTCCAGCTTTTGGACTGGAGCGTACAAGGCCGACAGCACTTGGTCCGGAGAGGTGGGCTTCTCTGAGCTCACTCCCGAGCTCGAGGAGGCTGGATACGATGAGGAAGACATCATCGAGGGAGTGAAGGCTGTCATCCTCTGCCCGACCAACTGATGACGAAGAAAGTTTCGACCACGGTCTACGTAGACCCCCAGCAGAAAGCAGGCCTGGAGGCTCTGAAGAATGTCATGGGGGTCTCGGAGGCCGAGCTCATACGACAAGGGATCGACATGGTGATCGAGAAGGAAGAACGCAAAGTTCGAGCCATCAACTGGAAGACGTACGAATCCTACGTCGATGACTGGGAGGACCACGGCACTCACTGGGTTGGGTTCCTCACCGACGATCAGGGCAACCGCCACGCAGTGGGGTTCATCAACAAGAAGGCAGTGGAGAAGCTGAAGCTACTGAGGGAGCGAAAATGAGACCGCCTATGAGCATCTGGGTGCTTCTCGACCGCTCCAATGGTGGAGCGTGCTACGACAAGGAGAGCCACAACTACACGTTTTGGTTTTTCACGAGACAGGCTGCCAGAGACTTTTTGGCAGATCACAACGAGAGGAAGTCCAAGGGGGCTAACCTCTCAGATTTGGTTGGGCCGTACCTTTATCGGCTCACCGGAAAGTGACATGGAGGCAGGAATGGAATGGTACGAATGGGTCATTCTGCTGGCGGGCATCAACTGGGGTGCCCCGCTACTGACGTGGGTCTATCCACTCGTGATGTGGCTCATCTTTCGAGACTTCAAGTTCGAAGGCTTCTACGGGCCCTTTGCCAAGTTCCGGTTGTTGGGGGACGAGAGGGTCTACTGGAACGACCCAGACGATGGCAAGTGCTCAGGAGAGTACATCATTGCGGGGCAGGGGCCTGACGATGGCTACTTCCTCAAGAATGAGGCGGGCAGCGAGGTGGAAGTACTGGCCTCCGAGCTCGACTTTATGGAGCCCTGGCACGTCAAGTGGTGGAGAGATTGGGGAGGCGTCGGCCTCTACTGGTTCATGTGCTACCGAGATCGGCCAGCGAAGTGGGACGACGAGTGGGTAGGCCGAACGGTGGTGCATGAGGGCACGCACAACATTCAGACGGCAATCTTGGGTCTGATGAAGCTCGTGCTCGACGTCATCTTCATGGTGTTCATCTTCGTGTTCATGCGAAGCAAACACCCCTACCTGGACAACCCGTTTGAGCGGCAAGCTCGCCGGCGAGCAGGTCAGCAGGTAGATGTTCCCAAGGAGGACTGGCCCCAGGGCCCCAGCGACAGATGGCCATGGTGGTGAGATGAAGCAAGAGACAGCCGAGAAGTTGGTGAACCACGGTCGTGAATGCGGAAGCAAGGAGTTCATTCGCAAAGACGGCCATGGAGAAGTGTTCTACGTCTGCTGCAAATGCGGTCTCGTAGAACGGGAGGTCGAAGAGAAACCTGTCAAGAAAGAAGCTGCCTAGCAGGCCGTCTCGTGATAGGGCTTTCGACCGAATGTGATGGAAAAGATAAACGGCAAACCGGTCCTCTACAAATGCCCGTACTGCGTGAAGGGGCGATTCACGGAAGATGACGGTTGGGATGTGGCCGTGAAGCATGTGAGGAGTCATCAGAGTGGAACCCGTCGTCGTACTCGCAAGCGTAGGGACGTGCCTCCTACTATGGAGGATCTGGATCTTCTGGAGGAAGCGTCACTGGGCTAAAATGAAGAAGAATCAGAGCACTTGGCTGGACTGATGTCCGGCCAGTCGAAGGCCCTCTGATGGGGGCCTTCTTTTAGCCCGGAGGTAGCCATGACCGACATCGAAGAAAAACCCACTGAGGCTCAGGAAGAGAAGCCGAAGAAAGCGAGCCACCTCCGCAAGCACGGGGGGAACTACGCCAAACTGATTGCAGCCATCTCGGCGCTCACCGCCGCAATCAATGGGTACCTCGACCTCGCCAAGAAGAACGAGCTCGTCTACCAAGCCCTGGCTAGCAAAGTGAACCACATGTCCACGGAGCTGGCAGAGGTCAGAGGGCAGAACGAGGTCTTGATGATGTTCGTCAAGGCCAAGCTCGGCGCAGAGTCTGACGAGTTCGAAGCCATGGAAGAGGCTGCCGTAGAGGAAGCTCCTCCTGTGAGCTCGTTGGGAGTGGCCGCCGGGGCAACCCCAGAGGCGGACGTGGCAGTGACGGCTGTAGCAGATGAGGAGCCCCCAGCGGCTGCTCTTGCAAAGCCCCCAAAGGCCGAGAAGAGGGTAGCGGTGCAAGCGTACCAACAGCTTCCTGACGACCTGGCAGACCTGGTCCAGGTACAAGAGCAGTTGAAGGCAGCAAAATGACAGAAGAGGAACAGAGGACGATCACCCAGGTCTTTTGGCCTTGGGTGTTGGAGGAAGACCATGGTTCTACCAGCAGCGGAAGAGGGCCGAAGCCTGACGAAGGAAGACCTGGAGTTGAGCCTCTACACCTACCGAGCGAACGTTCTGAGGGTAGTGGACGGGGACACCATCGATTTGGACATCGACATGGGTCTCGACACTCACCGTCATGAGCGTATACGCCTTTACGGCATCGACACCCCTGAGACCTATGGGGTCAAGAAAGACTCAGAGGAGTACCAGGCCGGGATGAGGGCCAAGCAACGAGTGGCTGACCTCATCGCCGCGCGGGAGGTCTGGGTGGAGACCCACAAAGACAAGACCGGGAAGTATGGCCGGTACCTTGCCACCATCTGGGTCGTGATCGATGATTCCCTGAAGAACGTCAACGAGCTCCTCCTCGAGGAGGGTCTCGCAGAAGCAAGGAGCTACTGATGGCAAAGCAAGTAGGAGCACCTACCGATTGGCAAAAGCAGGTGATGGAAGCCTTGGCTGAGATGAAGAAGGGAGATCCGACAAAGGCCGTGTTCGGGTTGTCTCTCCCATCTTCTTGGAAGGGGGAGCTCGCGAAGTACGCCATGAACGGGGATTTGCGGAGGATGTTCCACGTCAAGGCTATCACGTTTGAGGGAGCCAAGATCTCTCGACTGGAGCCGCCCAAGCAGGTAGAAGCTGAATCATGAGCGAAGACACACCTGAGAAAGGGAGACCAATGACCAACAAGCCTTCAATCAAGCAGCCGACGATTCTTCGGCCGCCCGACAAGGGTCCAAAGGACAACTCCATCGACCTTCCGGTCATGGACAGCTACGACTACCAGCCCCAAGTTGACGTCCCCGAAGAGCCGAAGGCCACGGCCCTCGAGGACGAGTTCGAGTGCGCTGTGAAGATGGCGTTTGTGGGTGCTGGCCAAGGTGGGGGCCGTATTGCCCAGGCCTTCTGGGATCTCGGGTACCGGAAGGTCATCGCAGTGAACACCACGGAGCAAGACCTCGAGCCCCTGGACATGGAAGAGAGCCACAAGCTGCTCATCGGCAACGACCGTGGCGGTGCCGGCAAAGACCCCGAGCAGGGCAGGCTCGCCGCTGAAGAATCCTTTGAGGACCTGATGGACCTCATGATGCGCAAGTTCGGTGAGGGCGTGGAAATGCTCTACGTCTGCGTCGGCGCTGGCGGTGGTTCGGGCACTGGGTCGTGGCCTGTGGTAATGAAGGCGCTCCGCGAGTACGCCAAGAGCACCAACATCGAGAAGCCCATCTACAAGCACTTGGGTGTCATCATGACTCTGCCCAAGCGGTCTGAGGGTTCTCGTGTGCAGAGGAATGCCTTGGCTGCTGTCGAGCACGCCCTCGACCAGGTGCAGAAGGGCAACATCAGCTCTCTTGTCCTGGTTGACAACGCGCGGATCCACGAACTCTACCCGAGGCTACCAGTCAAGCAGTTCTGGACGGTAGCCAACCGAAACTTCGCTGGCGTGCTCCACACGTTCAATCTCTTGGCTGCTCGCAACAGTGAGTACAACACCTTCGACCGAGCGGATCTCCGCTCTGTCATCCAAGAAGGCATCATGATCTTCGGGACCACCACCGTCCACGAATGGATGGGCAAGGAAGACATCTCGAAGGCCGTGCGCCAGAATCTCAAGGGCACTCTGCTCGCAGAAGGATTTGACCTTGCCCTGGCTACGGTCGCCGGAGCCATTGTTGTGGCCCACGACGACGTGCTGAGCGAGATCCCGATGGAGAACATCGACTACGCCTTCAACTCTCTGGGTCGGGCCCTCGGCAATGAGGGCGTAACGCTCCACAATGGAATCTATGAAGGGGCGGCTGAGGGTATGCGGGTCTTCACCATCGTCGGAGGCCTTCACCCACCTCAAGAACGCATTGACGAGCTAAAGGAGTTGACGTCATGAAGGCAGGGGTCATCAAAAAGCAGCTTCCTCCTCCTACGGTGAGGACAGAGCTGGACTTCGAAACTGGAGAGCATCGACAGGTTGAAGAGGACCCATCCTTGTCGTTCCCGTATCGGGTATACATGCACGGCAAGGGCCCGCTGTACTTCGAGTCCACCTCTCAGTTTGCTACTGAGGAGGATGCGAAGCGGGCAGCGAAAGAGTTCCTCGAGGATGCCTTGAAGACGCTCAGTGAGCTGAAGGGGTAAAGAAGAGCCGAGTTATCGGGCTCCGCACTCTTCTTTAGGGGGTAGGACCCTCTTTCCTCCTCACAACGTTGAAGCCTTGCTCGCCATTGCCTACTCACCGCGCAGTTCCAGCCCCCGATGGCCTTCCCATTTTGGTGGATAGGGTCAGGCGAGAAGGCGCGCAAGCACCCCTTCTGGGCACTCCGCGTCGTCCTCTCGCCAAGCGCCCAGAAGGGGTGCTTGCCTGTTCGTAGATCTACTCTCGCATCTTCGTCCTCCCGGAATGGAGTGACAGGAATGAAGAGCTGGTCAGGCTCTCTGGTCATCTGGGATTTCCCCAGTTCATAAAGACCACTCCTCCTGAATGAAAAGTGTTCCTCTTGCTCCATGTTTCTTATCCCAGGCGAGGCGCTGGTTTTTCAGTTTGGTGCCCGCAGGGGGAGTTGAACCCACCACCGCTCGGTTGAAAGCCGCGCATCCTGACCGTTAGACCATGCGGGCGCATGGTGCTCCCGAGGGGAATCGAACCCGCTGCCTCCTGATTGAGAGTCAGGTATCCTGGCCGCTAGACGACGGGAGCGTTGAACGCTCTACCGTTCCAAGAAGGCTTGGACTTGGAGAATCACGCGACGGTACCATGGAAGGCACCGATAACTACCTCGACACACGATGTGTTTTCGGCACCAGTCGTTTTTTGTTGACGTCGTCATGATCAATCCGTAGAGTCGAATCAGAGGTTACGCTTTCCATGTTGCGCCGGTCAACCATAATCGTAGCAAGGACCGCCAGAGTGGCGGGACGCACGATTATGCGTACAGTCAAAGGCGCCTGGAATTTTCGAGATCCCATCGCGGCCTAAAGGTCCTCTGCGATAGGGAGCTCGAGTCCGGACCAGAATCCACCCAGTCGCTGAGAGACCTTCAGGTCGCAGGCTTGTCACGGTGCGTGACGGAGCTGGTGAACCGGCCTGACTGTCACTCAGGAGTTGGTGGGTTCGATTCCCATACGCACCGCCAAACACTGGCCCCGTGTAGCTCAGTGGATTCAGAGCGGCCGGCTACGAACCGGCAGGTCGTGGGTTCGACTCCCTCCACGGGGTCCAACTCTCGACGGCGCCCTCGTAGCTCAGTGGAAGAGCACTACGCTCCGAACGTAGAGGTCGGAGGTTCGAGTCCTCTCGAGGGCTCCATGATGCGGGATGGCGAAGTGGCAACGCACCTGGCTCATAACCAGGTTACCGCGGGTTCGAGTCCCGCTCCCGCTACCAATCGCCTGGCAGTGCTTGTGCCGGTGGCCTTGCGCTGCCGGCCAAGCATTCCAGGTGGAGCTCGGATGGATGAGCACCCGACCGATAATCGGGAGGCCACTGGTTCGAATCCAGTCACCTGGACCAAGCCAGAGGTGGGCGGCGTTGAGCCGAGAGAGCAAGAGCGCCTCGGCTCCGCCGCCCCGATGGGAGTAGAGACGTGCCCGGATAGCTCAGCTAGAGGAGAGCAACGGTCCTACAAACCGAAGGTCGGCGGTTCGATTCCGTCTCTGGGCACCATTACCGCCGGTGGGCTAGTGGCTGGTCGTCAGCCTTCCAAGCTGATCTACGCGGGTTCGATTCCCGCTCGGCGGTCCAATCGAGAGTCGAGTAGCTCAATGGTAGAGCACTCGCCTTATAAGCGAGCGGTTGGTGAGTTCGAGTCTCCCCTCGACTACCACTCGCTCATACCACCGGGCAGTAGCTCAGTGGAGGAGAGCATGCGGCTTCTACCCGCAGTGACGGGGGTTCGAGTCCCTCCTGCCCGGCCATCTCGCCGGCAGAGGAGACGTGTACCCCAGGCGGTGGATCCGCAGTCGGACCTCCTAAGTCTGATCCCCCAGTTCGATTCTGGGCTGGGGTTCCACCGGCATGTGTGGGCCGGTGGCGCAACGGTAGCGCATCCGGCTTTTAACCGGATGGTTGCGAGTTCGACTCTCGCTCGGCCCACCAGCCGGGTGGGGAAGAAACGGGCTCGTAGCTCAATGGCAGAGCAAGTGGCTCTTAACCACGAGGTTGAGGGTTCAAGTCCCTCCGAGCCCACCAACTTTTGCAAAGGAGAGGGTCGGTCGCCAATGGTAGGCAGCCGGTCTCCAAAATCGGTGATGTTGGTTCGAGTCCAACCCGGCCCGCCATCACCGCTTTGGTGCAGGATGATCAGCCTGTGTAGCTCAGATGGAAGAGCATCTCGTTGCCAACGAGAAGGTCACGGGTTCGAGACCCGTCGCAGGCTCCAGCCTGTGACAGGTACCACGAGCTCGAGTGGCGCAGTTGGTAGCGCACGTCCTTGGTACGGACGAGGTCGCCGGTTCGAAGCCGGCCTCGAGCTCCATGCTCCGGTAGCTCAGACGGCAGAGCACCTGTTTCGTACTCAGGAAGTCGTCGGTTCGACTCCGGCCCGGAGCTCCAGCCGGTGTGGCTCAACGGAAGAGCGTCTGCCTTGTAAGCAGAGGGTTGCAGGTTCGACTCCTGTCACCGGCTCCAGATCGCGTGGGGGTGTAGCTCAACGGGAGAGCCCTCGGTTTGCACCCGAGAGATGCAGGTTCGATTCCTGTCACTTCCACCAAA